AAAGTCCCTGTCAAAAAAGAACCTACAAAAATTGTATACACAACAACTTCTAATATAAAAGAAAACATCTTAGATCAGTTTATTACACACAACCAAGTTTGGAGTATGTATTGTTTAAGTCCAAACGAAATGCAATTTCCAGACGATACCTATATGAAAAGCGAACCTGTGATTAATATTATCAGCGGTGCTGGTGGTAATCAAAATATAAAAGGTCGCAGAGTAACAACTGCACAAGAAGAGAATTTAGGAGCCAGGGTTGAATACTATATTGACAATGTAGTAATAGAAAGTGTACTAGGTCAAGGTGGTCCAAGTAGAATGCCCCCAGTACATCAATTTAGATTTGAAGTAACAGAACCTTACAGTATGGGAATGTTTTTAGAAGCATTACAAATTGCGGCACAAACATCTGGATATAACAGTTACATTGATGCTCCTATGTGTTTGATGTGTGACTTTATAGGACACACAGACGATGGACAAACAAAAAGAGTAGCAAGAAGATTCTTTCCAATTCAAATGTCAGGGGCTAACATGACAGTTGATGCAGGTGGAACAAAGTATGAGTGTGAAGCTATTGCAACTAGTGGAATGGCAAATAGAGATTCAGTACAAAGACTACAAACTGATATAACAGTTATCGGCGGCACAGTTGAACAAGCATTACAAAGCGGAAGCCAAAGTTTAACAAGGGTAATGAATTCAACATTACTTGAAAGAGAACCCACTGAAACACAGGCGTTTGCTGATGAATACATTATTGTATTTCCTAAGGCAGAAAATCTTGCAAGTAGTAACTCACAATCGGAACAGAACGATAGTGGCGAATCTGCAACGTATGATCCTCAAGAGGAATACAGAACAAGATACGGTGACACAGGCGGTAAGCAAGATGTCAACTATGAGGAATGGTTTAAGAATGTTACGGGATTTAGTGTTAAGAGATCTAAGACCTCAGATGCACTCAAGGCCCAAAGTGTAGAAATTGAAACCATGAACGAAATAGGAAAAGGTAAGCTACTTGAAGATAAGCTAGACAAGGGCGGAGTAAGACCAGCAAACTATTACGCAAGTTATGACAAAGAAAAAAATGTTTATGAACAAGGTAATATTTCAATACCACCTAACCTAAGAGCATTTAAATTTACAAAGGGAACCAAGGTTAATAACATAATTGAGGAATTAGTTGTTGGAAGTTCCTTTGGTAAAGAACTATTAGATAAAGAACCAGATGACAAGGGTTTTAGAGAATGGTTTACGATACAACACATGGTGTTTAGTGTTCCTGTAAAACAAGTGCAAGAAAAAAAAGCACGTATGCCTAAGATTTATCTTTTCAAGATTATACCTTACAAAGTTCATGCAAGTTTATGGATGAAGCCTAGTGATAATCCACCAGGTGTAAAGGAAATGATACGTGAAGTAAGAAAAGAATACAATTATATCTATACAGGTAAAAACAAAGATATCATAAATTTTGATATCAAGTACGACTATAGATTTTTTACACCAGTACCTAAAGACAAAGGTGCTGTAGCAGAACACAACTTTGCAGGAGAATCGTCAAGAGACAAAACAGAAGACGGTAAGAAACTTGTTGAAGGTAATGGAAGTTCCAGTTACACCGATCATAAGTTTCCTGTAAAACAGGTTGGTGCGTCAGATGTACAACCAATTGTTTCAGGTATGAGTGCAGTTGGTGGAGACGAGAAAGATAAGATAGCAAGAGAATTCCATAATGCACTGATCAACAGTAACGTTGACTTGGTCAAGTGTAACTTACAAATAATGGGGGATCCTTGGTACCTAAGCGACAGCGGTATAGGAAACTATCAAGCTGATGCAGGACCAATAATGTTTGACACAGATCAAAAACCACCACAGATGGATTACATAAGACAACAGGTTTTTATTTTATTAAACTTTAGAACACCTTTTGATTATCCAGACGAACTTGACCAGCGTCGTGTTAGAAACGGATCGATGGATAATAATTCTTTGTTGGACGGAAAAGGCTTTGTTGAAAAAGTTGATACGTTTAGTGGACTTTACAGAATAACAAGAGTAACAAGTGAATTTAGCCAAGGACAATTCAGCCAGACGCTAGAGATGTTACGTATGCCAAATCAAAGTGTAACAGAAGATGCACCAGAATCAAAAACAGCAAACTTAGAAGTTGAACAAGCAAAACCTAACGGACCAGGATAGACATGGCAGTACAAAGAAATCAAAACATAGACAGAACTAGTAAGCATGAAATAGTAACCATGGAGCCAGGCCCGTATGAGGCTATCGTTATCAATAACTTGGATCCAACATATCATGGTGCCCTTACTGTAAACTTGTTAAAAACAAACACAGCATCAAACGAAGCGTTTGCAGATGGCGAACTTTATACTGCAAAATATCTTTCACCGTTTGCAGGTAACACACCTGCGTTTGCAAACACAAAGAATGACAGCTACAAGGAATCACAACAGAGTTACGGTATGTGGTTTGTTCCACCAGACGTAGGAACAAAGGTATTGGTTATATTTGCAGAAGGTAATCCAAATATGTGTTACTGGATAGGTTGTGTAAATGACCAGTATCAAAACTTTGCAGTACCTGGCAACGCCGCAACCACATATACAACGGACGGAACGCCTAGTTATTTAAAAGGTAAGAAATTACCAACGGGTGAATACAATAAAAAAATTGAAACAGCGGTACACCAAGATCCTACAAAATTTAAAAAGCCATATCAGAAAGAATTTACTGATAGCCTTATGGCACAAGGATTGTTGGACGACGAAACACGTGGTATAACAAGTTCAAGTGCAAGACGTGAAGTACCTAGTGCGGTATTTGGAATAAGCACACCAGGACCCATTGACAAGAGTATAGGATCGCCTAAAGCAAAGATAGGATCAAAGGAAGACTTTACAACGGTATTTAAGGCAAGACTCGGCGGAACCAGTTTGGTATTTGACGACGGTAATGACAAGTACCTAAGAAAAAAATCTGCAGGTGACGGAGCACCAGAATATGCAAACGTAAACCTCGGAGAGACCGACGGTAAGTCAGACCTATTACACAACGAATTAGTAAGACTGCGTACACGTACAGGACATCAAATATTATTACACAACACGGAAGATTTAATCTACATAGGTAACAGTAGAGGTACAGCTTGGCTTGAATTAACTTCAGATGGTAAGATTGATATATTTGCTGAAGACTCAATCAGTATGCACACAAAAAACGACTTTAACCTTACAGCAGACAGAAACGTCACAATAGAAGCAGGTGCTAATCTAAGCCTAAAAGCATCAGGTGATTATAAGGGTGAAAAACTTTCTGTAGGCAGGGTACAGGTAGAATCAGACAAGGACACAAACATACTTGTAGGTGGTAGCACAAAGATCACAACAGAAATGGACCTTGATATTAATAGTGGCTTTAGTAACAAACTTACAGCAGGGTCAACAACAGAAATACTCAGCTCAGGGAACCATATAGAAACCGCTTCCGAAATCCATATGAATGGACCGCAGGCGGCTACGGCCGCTACCGCGTCCGCTCTGTCTGTACATCGCGTACCTGGTCACACAATCGAAGGCATTCTTTCACAACGTTCACCACAGGAAGAACCGTGGACACACCATGAAAACTTAAACCCATTGGCATTTAAAATAGTGCTTACGGATAGGGATTCTATTACTACAGTAACTAATCCACTACCAAACCCAACTACGCCAGATGTGTTCAAGAAGGAGTTTAAAGGATAGGTAAATATTGTTATGGCAGACTTATATAAAAAAATCACAGTTCCAACAGCAGACAGAGGCAAACCCGTAGTCACTAATCGTGCATACAAAGGGTTAAGCACGGTCAATCCAAATAACAACAGCAAATCCCTGTTTGACATAGCATTGATCAAACAAGATATACTGAATCATTTTCATATAAGACAGGGTGAAAAGCTGATGAATCCTACTTTTGGAACAGTTATATGGGACGCAATACACGAACCGCTAACAGAACCAATGAAAGAAGCCATAGCAAAGAACGTTACAAGTATTGTAAACAGCGACCCACGTGTGGTAGCAAGTAAAATTAACATAGATTCATATGAAAGCGGACTTCAAGTAGACGTAGACTTGATGTATTTGCCATATAATATTTCAGAAAGTTTAAGACTAAAATTTGATGAAAATAACGCACCGTATTAAGTACGCAGATTATGAAGTCAAATAAATAGTATTATATTAAGGAAAGCAAAATGTCGTCAACAAATAGACAAAATAGATTATTGTTAGCTGAAGATTGGAAGAAGGTCTATCAGTCATTTAGAAATGCGGAGTTCAAGTCATATGACTTTGATAACTTACGCAGAACAATGATCAACTATTTAAGACAGAACTATCCAGAAGATTTTAACGACTATATTGAATCAAGTGAATATCTTGCACTTATTGACCTAATTGCTTTCCTAGGTCAAAACCTAGCTTTCCGCGTAGATTTAAATGCAAGAGAAAACTTTTTAGAGTTAGCTGAACGTAGAGAATCAATTTTACGTTTAGCTAGACTCTTATCATACAGTCCAAAACGTAACCAATGTGCTAACGGCTTATTAAAGTTTGAAAGTATTGCTACAACAGAAGATATTGTAGACAGCAACGGAACTAACCTAGCTAGTCAAACTATCCTATGGAACGATCCGTCAAACATCAATTGGAGAGAACAATTTGAAAAAGTTCTTAATGCGGCATTACCGGTAAACAGCACAGTTGGAAAACCTATCAAGAAAGATACAGTTGAAGGTGTACCAACAGACCAATATAGATTTGATTCAAGCAACTCAGACGTTCCTGTTTATACTTTTAGTAAAAACGTTGACGGTAAGAATATGCAGTTTCAAGTTGTATCAACTAATGTTACTGGTGGAGTTATTGAAGAAGAAGCACCACTACCAGGAAACAACCTAGCATTTTTATACAGAGATGATGGACGTGGCCCAGGAAGTTCTAACACAGGATACTTTGCACATTTTAGACAAGGTATATTAGATCAAGGTACGTTTAATGTTGATTCACCAAGCACTAATCAAACTATTAGTCTTGAAGCAACAAACGTCAATAACACAGATATCTGGTTATACAAATTAGATTCAATTGGTGCTGAATCGGAATCATGGACTAAAGTTGATTCAATTGAAGGTAACAATATTGTTTACAACAGTTTACGTAAAAGCATAAGAAACATTTATGGAACTTTAAGTAAGACACAGGATAAAGTAGATTTAATTTTTAGTGATGGTACGTTTGGTAACTTACCAAAAGGACAGTTTAGGGTTTATTACAGAACAAGTATTAATGATCAGTATAATATTGTACCTTCAGATTTAGTTGCAATTAGTGTTACAATTCCTTACACTTCTAAAACAGGTAATCCAGAAAATATAACATTAAGTTTGGAACTAAAATATACTGTAGACAATGCTACGGTTTCTGAAACCAATGCAAGTATTAGAGAAAATGCACCAAGCACTTATTATACACAGAATAGAATGGTTACTGGTGAGGACTATCAAGTTAGTCCATTAGGAATCAGCCAAGAAATTATTAAAACTAAAAGTGTTAATAGAACAAGTTCAGGTATTTCAAGATACTACGATTTGTTAGATAGCACAGGAAAATATAGTTCAACTAATTTATATGGTGCTGACGGAATCATATACAAAGATAAGTTTACAGAAAAGAAAACATTTACTTTTAGTACTAAAACAGACGTACAAGGAGTTATTGCAAATACCATAACACCTATTCTAAGTCAAAAGCAAATGTTAAATTATTATTTGACTAACTTTCCTAAGACACTAGTTGCTGACTTAGGTGCTAAATGGTCACAGAAAACAGCTATAACAAATCAAGCAACAGGATCATTTGTTGATGTAACAGATTCTACGTTACAAGTAGGAACGTTTACAAGTAGTGCGTTAAAATTTATTGAAGCAGGAACACTATTAAAGTTTGTTGCTCCAACAGGTTTTCACTTTATGTCAAACAACAGCCATGCACTTATGCAAGGCAATGCAGATCATCCTAATGCAATAACTTACAAATGGGTAAAAGTTGTAAGTGTTACTGGAGATGGTAGAACTGATAATGATGACGGTACAGGACCTATCATACTAAATGATATTATTCCTACAGGTGCTATTCTTTCAGAACTAAGACCTAAGTTTGGTAAAACATTATTATCAGATGTACAGTCACAGATAGTTGACCAAGTATTTGCATTCAAAACATTTGGATTACGTTATGACGTAAACCTAAGACAATGGCGTATGATTACGCAAAACAATTTAGATATTACAAGTGACTTTAGTACAGGTAAAACAGGAGATGTTACTGATCAACAGTTAGACAGTTCTTGGTTATTGCTATTTGAAACAGATGGTGAAAAGTACACAATTACTTCTAGAGGACAAAGATACATTTTTGAAAGTAATGAAGAGATTAGATTCTATTATGATAGTACAAGCAAGATATTTGATAATAGAACAGGACAAATTATTAAAGACAAGATTAACATATTAAGCATTAACACACGACCAGACAGTACAAGTGCGTTTACTGTTGATTATCCTTGGGAAGTATCTAAGGAATACAGAGACGGTGACGGCTATATTGATAGTAAGAAGGTAGAAATTTCTTTCTTTGATTCAGACAGTGACGGTGTAGTTGATGATCCAGAAACTTTTGTAACAGTTGTTGATGAAGCTACAAATCCATTGACGAAATATATCTTCCAAAAGAAATATACAACGTCAGATGGTATTGAAGATTACAAATATATGGACAATAGTTCCAATGCAGTACAAATAAAACAAAGCGAAAGTGTAGTAGGTGCATTAAGCTCTTACACAGACGGGCAAGTGTTTTATCTAGTTACTGAAGGTGTGTTTAAAATTTACAGTTCAACAGCAGGCACACTAGCATTAACAACAGACTACAAAGCATACGTAGGTAGAGATGGAATCAAATTCCATTATATTCACTCTGCAGACGATGACAGTAGAATCGATCCAAGTTCAAGTAACATCATTGACACTTATTTGTTAACTAGAACTTATGATACAAACTTTAGACAATACTTAGATGGCACACTTACAGCTAAACCATTACCGCCAAGTAGCGATAATCTGTTTAACAACTATGGTGGAGAAATTAATAAAATTAAATCTATCAGTGATGACGTAATTTACCATCCAGTAAAATATAAAGTTTTATTTGGAGCAAAAGCTGACGCTCAGGTTCAAGCTAATATTAAAATTGTAAAGAACCCAGATCAAGTTGTTAATGATAACGATATTAAAGCAAGAGTGATTTCTGCAATAAATGAATACTTTGCTTTAGAAAACTGGGACTTCGGTGACAGTTTTCATTTCTCAGAGATGGCTACTTATGTAATGAATCAAGTTGCACCTGATCTAGTTAACATTGTAATTGTTCCTAAGCAAGACTCACAAGGATTTGGAAGTCTTTATGAAATTAAGTCTGAATCAGATGAAGTTTTCATAAGTGGAGCAACAGTTGATGACGTAACAATTATCGATGCAATTACGGCAAGTAAGTTAAAAGCATCAGGTACAGTTATTACAGGAACAACAGCTACAACAAGCGGTGTTACAAGCGGATCAAGTTATACTTCAGGAAATACAACAAGTTCAAGCAGTTCTAGTTCAAGCAGTTCTAGTTCAAGCAGTTCTAGTTCAAGCAGTAGCGGATCGTCTGGGAGTGGATATTAATGTCATATGATGATAACCAAAACGAATATCCGTTACCAGTTCCAGGACAAGAAGACAAACGTACTAGAACTAGTGCAGAACATCTGCCAAGATACTTTCGTACTTCACACAACAAAAAGTTTTTACAAGGTACACTAGATCAACTTACACAACCAGGTGTTGCTGAAAAGATTAGTGCTTACTATGGTAGAAGAATTTCTAAAGCACGTAAGGCGGCTGACAACTATGTTGGTGATGTAAGTACTCAAAGAGAAAATTATCAGTTAGAGCCTGCAACAGTAATCAAGGACGAATTAAACAACGTTACTTTTTACAAAGACTATAACGATTTAAAAAATCAAATCAAAGCATTTAACGGTACTGTAGACAACGACAGTAAATTGTTTAGCCAAGAATATTATGCTTGGAATCCTAACATTGATTGGGATAAGTTTACAAACTTTAGAGATTACTATTGGTTAGAGAACGGACCATTGTCTATTCCTGTTGTTGGACAAGCAAGAGGACTAGTAAGCACATACACGGTTACAAGCCAAGACAACTTGGATAACAAAGCATACATATTTTCCACAGACGGAAATACATCTAATCCAACACTTAAATTATACAGAGGACAAACATATAAGTTTGATATTAATACTCCTGGTATGCCGTTGTCAATCAAGACAGCTAGAACATTAGATTCACAATACAATTATAGTGTAGGTATTAGCGATAGTACACACAGCACAGACGTTGGTATCATTGAGTTTGAAGTAGACTTACTTGCACCAGACACATTATATTATGTAAATGGTAATGATATTAATGCAAGTGGATTAATACAAGTTTATGATATTTTAGAAAATACTGAAATTGATGTAGAAAAAGAGATTGTTGGTAAGAAAACTTACAAAATGACAAACGGTTACGAGTTGTCAAATGGTATGAAGCTAGACTTCCAAGGTACAGTAACACCTGCCAAGTATGCAGAAGGTAATTGGTATGTTGAAGGCGTTGGTGATGAGATTAGATTAATCAACGAACAAGAAATAGAAGTACCAGGTACTGTAAGCACAAACAAATCTATTCCTTTTGATAGCGAAAGTTTTGATAGAGCACCTTTCAGTAATGCCAATGCTTGGGCAAAAGACAAAGATTACATTATACAAAACAGAGCAAGTCCAAGTAAATCACAATGGTCAAGATATAACAGATGGTTTCACAAAGATGTTTTAGAAACTATAGCATTAATTAACAAGCAACCTAGTGATGTTAACCAAACAGGTAGAGCGGCAAGACCTATTATTGAATTTGATAGCGATCTTAAACTTTGGAACTTTGGTACATCTGCAAAAGATAATGTTGACTTATTAGATACTTTTACAACTGATGTATTTTCAACTATTGAAGGAGCATTAGGTTACAACATTGACGGAGTAGACGTAGCGGACGGAATGAGACTTCTGTTTACTGCTGATCCTGATACAAGAGTTGCAGGTAAAATTTTTAAAGTAAAATTTATCACACATAACTTTATTAGACAAATTAGTTTAATTGAAGAAACAGATACTGATCCATTAGAGAATGAAACAGTATTGATTAATGATGGTACAGACTATAAAGGTAAGATGTGGTACTTCAATGGTACCAAGTGGTTAGCTGGACAGGATAAAACTGCAATTAACCAATCTCCTACGTTTGACTTATTTGATCAAAGCGGTAACAGTTTCAATAGTGCAACAATTTATAACAATTCAACGTTTAGTGGAACTAAAGTATTTTCATATAAAAAAGGAACAGGAACTAATGATGTTGTATTAGGATTCCCTTTAACTTATAGAGCATTAGAAAACACAGGTGATATTGTATTTGACTTTAACTTATTACAAGATTCATTTACATACCAAGACGAAGACAATGCAAACGTAACAGCTAACACAGATGTAGGTCTTTTAAGAAGATATTCAGATAGAACTACATTTACATATACATCAGGTTGGACTAAAGGCTATGAAGATAGCAAACAGTTAGTAGAACGTCAATATATTGTAGATACACAATACAATGACTTTGGAATTGATGTTTACGATAACAGTGGCGATCTAAACGACTTGTTTGTAAGAGTATACGTAAACAACAAAAGAAAAATGAATGGTATAGATTATACCATCAACAGAATTAATAGAACTGCATTTGTAACATTTGTTACAGATCTTAAAGTAGATGACATACTTGTTATTAAAACAAAAAGTGCTACAAAGAAAAATGCTAACGGTGTTTATGAAATAGCATCAAACTTAGAACACAATCCACTTAACAATAACATAGATTCTTTTACACTAGGTGAAGTTAACGATCATGTGTTAAGCATCTGCGAGATGCGTGATGATTTTGTAGGAGACTTTCCAGGTACAGGTAATTTAAGAGATTTAGGAAATTTATCTGCATATGGTAACAGATTTGTACAACACAGTGGACCATTTAATTTAGCAAACTATCATATCACAAGCAAAGATGCTAACATTATTAAATCGTTACAATTTGCAAAAAGAGAATACGGCAAGTTTAGAAAGCTGTTCTTACAAACAGCAGACAAGCTAGGATTTGACGGACAGAATAAGATTCACTTTGATTTAGTGATGGAAAAACTTAATAAAGATAAGTCAAATGATATGCCGTTCTACTTCAGTGATATGCTTGGCTATACAAGTGCTAAGAGGTCAACACACGTTGTAGAGAATCCAAGCACACAATATTACGCATTGAATACAGCATTTGATCTTACAACACTTTCTAATAAGTCCGTAAACGTTTATATAAATGGGGTTCAACTTATAGAAGGCACTGATTACAAATTTGAATCAGACTTTAGTGGCTTTGTAACTATTACTAAAACAAAAGTTATTAATGATGTTATTGATATTTACGAATACAATACAACTGACGGAAGTTACATTCCTGCAACTCCTACTAAACTAGGTTTGTATCCAAAGTTTAAACCAGAGATATTTACTGATACAACATATCAAGTTCCAACTAAAGTTATTCAAGGACACGACGGAAGTATTTTTGTTGCGTACGAAGACTTTAGAGATGATTTATTATTAGAACTAGAAAAAAGAATTTATAATAATATCAAAGTAGAATATGATGCTACTATGATAAACATATTTGAATTCATCGGCGGTGAAAGTAGGGATACAACATTTACAAGATCAGCTAGAGACAAGTCATTGTTACCAGAATTTATTGAATGGAATAATGCAGTAGGTTCTCCGGACTATGCAGATAACAGCTTTTGGTCAAGAACTAACAGCTTTACATTTAATTACAGCAACACCAATAGTCCAAGCGGAAAACAAAACGCAGGGTATTGGAGAGCAATATACAAAGAAGCATATGATACTGATCGTCCTCATACACACCCTTGGGAAATATTAGGATACAGCGAAGAGCCAACTTGGTGGCAGACTGTTTATGGTGCGGCACCTTATACAAGTGAAAATAAAATACTATGGCAAGACATAGAGAAGGGTGCATATAGAATACCTAATGAACCTGTAACTTATAACAGCAAGTATGCTAGAGCAAATATAACAAAACATATTCCTGTAGATGATGGCGGCGAACTGTTAAGTCCATTGGATTCAAACTATGCAAAAGATTATATTAGTAATAGAACACAACAGACGTTTGTGTTTGGAGATCAAGCACCTACAGAAACAGCTTGGCGTAGAAGTTCAGAGTATCCATTTGCACTAATGATTGCTTGGTTGTTAAATCAGCCAACTAAAATCTTAGGACTAGGTTATGATAGATCAAGAATTAAACGTAACCCTGCTAAAGAAGTTATTTACAGTGAAACAAATAAAAGATTAAGACTTGAAGATGTTGTTTTTCCTAATACAACTTCAGATACTATTAGAGTACAAACAGCAGGACTAGTAAACTATGTTCATGATTACATGAATAGTAGAACAGTTAAGTATTACAAAAATTATCAAACAGATCTTAAAAATGTTACTAACCAATTGGGATTAAAGATTGGCGGATTTACTGACAAGAGTAAATTTAAACTTATACTAGATTCAAGAACACCGTTCAACGAAGGTAACGTGTTTGTTCCTGAAGAAAACTATCAAATATTTTTAAACAAGTCAAGTGTAATTGACCTTGTTCCATACAGTGGTGTAATTATTGAAAAGGTCCAAGGCGGATTTGTTATTAGAGGTTACAACTATAATAATCCTTACTTTAAATATTACTCACCAATATCATTAGCAGACGATCCTGTAGTGAGAGTGGGCGGAGTAAGTGCAGACTTTGTAACTTGGACAGAAGGACAAAGTTACAGCCCAGGACTAATTGTAGAGTTTGGTGGACGTTATTTTATGACAGAAAGCCAACACATTGCCGCTGAAAGTTTTGATCAAACAAAATTTGTTGCTATGCCAGAACTTCCTGTAGAGGGTGGCAGAACAGCAGTATTCCATAGACAGTGGAATGAAGGAATAAATGACGAACCATTAGAACTTGCTTACGGAACACAATTACAAACTATTCAACAAGTAGTAGACTTCTTGCTAGGTTATGAAAGATATTTAAAAGTTCAAGGATTTGTTTTTGAGAATTACAATACAGATATAAACGAAGTTGAGGATTGGCGTTTAAGTGCAAAAGAATATATGTTCTGGACTACACAGAACTGGGCAGAGAAAAGTGTTATTACTTTAAGTGCTGGTGCAAACAAGATTTGCTACTATAAAAAATATCACGTAGCTGATGATATCTTTGATAACTTTTACGGTTATAACTTATTCAAAGCAGATGGTAAAAAATTAATTCCTGCTTATGCAAGTGTTTATAGAGACAATGATAACAGGATTGAGATCACTACTAAAAATACACCGGACGGAATCTTTAGTGTTAAGTTACCATTAGTACAAACTGAACACGTTGTATTATTAGACAATACAACTGTGTTTAAAGATTACATTTACGATCTAGAACCAGGCTACCGTCAGTCAAGAATAAAAGTTATGGGCTACAGAACAGACAAATGGACTGGTGGCTTTAACATTCCAGGATTTATATATGACAATGCCAAGGTTACAGAATGGGCAGAGTGGACAGATTACGCAGTTGGCGATACAGTAAAACACAAAGAATTTTATTATGTTGCAAAAGTAAAAATTCCAGGACAATTAAACTTTGATGCTAAACAATGGGAACGTTTAGATAAACGACCAGAGCCAGGACTAATGGCAAACTTTGATTACAAAGCAAAACAGTTTGAAGATTTCTATGATTTAGATACAGATAACTTTGATACTTCACAACAAAGAGTTGCACAGCATTTAATTGGTTATCAGAAACGTAAGTATTTGGAAAACATTATTAATGATGATGTTTCACAGTATAAATTCTATCAAGGATTTATTCAAGACAAAGGTACAAAGAATAGTTTAACTAAACTGTTTGATGCTTTATCAAACACAGATGCTGATAGTGTAGAGTTTCATGAAGAATGGGCTTTACGTTTAGGACAAATAGGTGCGGCACAATCCTTTGACGAAGTAGAATACAAACTTGACGAAGCGAAGTTTAGATTATCTCCGCAACCTGTTGCACTTGTAGATAGTGTCACAGGAACAGAAACTGATTTAATTTACAGACAAAGACCGTTTGAAACTTATTTAAAACCAGATGGATATAATCATAAACCATTCCCTACAAAATATAAAGATGTTGATTACATTCAAACAGCAGGATACGTTAATCCTTCAGATGTTAAAACACAGGTTGCAAACTATGATGCAATTTTAAATATTGCAATTACAACTCTTAACGTTGGTGATTATATTTGGACAGGTACAAACAAAACTAACGACTGGGACGTATTTAAATATCTACGTACAGAAGACAAAGTAATTAAGCTAACAAAAAATAGTACAACTGATGAAGTTGAAGTAAAACTAAACAATCAAGCAAGATATGTCAAAGACGATATCATTGGTTTAGTTGATGTTACTGACAATGAAAGATTTTACAAAGTATTACGTTCAGAATTAGATACTGTATTTTGTACTGAAAATGGAAAAACAACAGATGTAGATCCTGCAACAGGATTTGTTACTAACTTTACTTCTGTTAGAGTTGCAGACCTAGAAGCGGCAAATACAAAACTTATAAACAGTGAAATAAAAGTAGGTGAAACTATTTGGGTTGACGATGATAGTTCTAGCAAATGGGTAGTAATTAAAAACAATCCTGTACATAGCCAACACCAAGTTATTTCTAATGTAGAAACAAGTGATATTACCACAAACTTTGGTAAAGTAATTGCTTGTGATGAAAGAAACTCAACACTAGTTGTAGGTGCAAGTGAATCCAACAAGGTTTACATATACAATAGAACAAACGACGGTGGACAATATATACACGCACAAACATTAGACGCACCAACAGGTATTTACACAGGTGACGGTAAGTTTGGTACAGGACTTGCGTTATCAAGAGATAGCAAATGGTTAGTGGTAGGTGCACCGCAGGCAAGTAACGTTAAAACAAAATTTGCAGGAAGCTTCACAGGTGCTCAGTCTTATGTTAAGAACGACATTGTAAACTATCAGGAAAACTTCTGGGAAGCACAATTTCCTATTGCACAGGCACAAGGTACATTAACATTTAACAGTTTTTATGATACTGCCACAGTAGCAGAAGCTTCATGGAACGGGTCAAACTATCCAGAAGTTGTTTATGCTGTAAGGGGTAATTATCACTTTAATGTTCCAACGGATCATATGTTAATTAGAGCTCCGTTGTCTCAATACGAAGCAACAGCGGCTGGCGACACTATTGTATTAAACTGGGATCAATATTCACAAAATTATCCAGCGGGTATTTTACCTTTTGGTAGCAACGGCCCGGGCGTAGCACAATTCGAAGGAAGTAAAACTATTGCAAGTAAAGTAGATGCAATACTATACTTTGATAATATGTTAAGAACACCTAACGTTGGTGATACTATTAGTACAACAACTGCAATAGGTACAGTTGATTACATCCATGTTGAAAACGTAAACCAAGCAACTATCTATATCAAAGATATGAACGGTGAGTTCACTGATAGTGGTAGTGCAACACTTGGTACGCAAAACATGGGAACTTATGTTGCATTGAATCCTTTAAATTCTGGAGCAACGTTTGGCGGCTGGTGGAAAGTAACTGGCTTAACAAGTTTTACAAGTTCAGTTAAGAGTGTAACAACTCCACAGTTTGTAGTACAGGATATTATTACACAATCAGAAAGTAAATCACCTGAAGTATACTATAACACAATGGACGATGTGTATGCGTTGAATCAAGTTAGTGATCCAACCAAGGGCGGTAAGTTAGGACATTTAAGTTTCTACAACAAACAAGGTATGCCAGACCTAAGTCCATACTGGTTCTTTAGAGCAAACAAGGCTTGGACAGATACACTAAACACAGGCGATACATTTAAGATGTATGTCAATAAGGTTAGAAATAGTTTGAATACTGTATTTGATCCTGCAACACTAGGAATAAACACAAACTACATTAACCAAGCACTAGGACACGAAGTTTATGATCTATGGGACGGTTATGTAGATGTTACATTTACAAACTTTGATAACCAAGGTAATGCTTTTATTCCTCAGATAGGACAAACGATTATTGATCAAAATACAAACGCAACTGGTGAAGTTGTTTATGTACAAGAACAATTATTGGATTGTAGAGTATACGTTAAAAATAGAAGCGGTACATTTAGCTTTGGTAATTTACACTCCGCAACAAGCACCATTGCAATTAAAGATGGAGTAAGTGCAGGCATTGACAGACTATCAGGTAGATTAGACAATATGGATATGTCTAGTTCGTTAACTGGTAAGTTAGTAGTTGTAAGATTTACAGACTCAACACAATTACCTGTAACAACACCTACATTTAGAAATGAAGTTGAAATACAAGTTTATAACGATAGGACCGTAAATGGTGTAGCAAGAACACCTAACTATCCTAATCCACTTAACAAGGATTGGAAACAAGTTTCAGCACTTAAAACAGACAGTACTGGTTCAGCAAGTTCATTTACAAACGAAGGTGTATATTTTGTTTATGAAAAAATGGGTACAGGACTTTATAGTTACCAGCATGGTTACACAAATCCTCAAAGAGCAAGTAACCGTAATCTAGGTACTCAGATAGAATTATGTAAGTCAAATACAATAACAGATTTTTATAGATTATATGTAAGTGCTCCAGGAAACTTAGATGTTAGCAACAGTGGTAGAATACACTTTGTTAATCACGGTACAGATGCAGACGGTACAGTTTACGAATGGGGTAGAAGTAAGAATCTATTCTTTAGAGGCGAGTATGATGTCGCACAAACTTATTACACAGACGATATAGTTTTATATCAAGGAAGTTTCTATCAAGCAAAAACTAATTTAACACCAGGTGCGTTTGTTTTAACGTATTGGACATTGTTAGCAAACAACATTGACTACATTGGTTATGTTCCTAATGATACAGGATTAAGTGTAAGTGATGATAGCACATTTGATAAAGGCAACTTAATACAGTATGCACACCCATTCTCAATTAGCAAATACGGAGATGTACTTGCAACTGTGGCAGACTTTAACAACAGTGATCCTAAGATTATAATTTACAGAATTAACAACGGCCACTATGAATTTTCACAGATGCTTCCTGCTCCGACAGTTGGAATAAAATATGGAAGTGCAATTAGTCTAAACGACACAGGAGATATGTTAGCCGTAGGTGCACCAGAAGACGATACACGTTCAGACAATAACGGTAAGGTATTTGTATACACTAGTGTAGGCGGTGTGTTTAGTCAAACACAAACTTTATACAGTCCTGAAAATGATGTAGCTGAAAGATTTGGAGCCGCGATAGACTTTGAAGGCAATGATTTAATTGTAAGTTCTAAAGGCGGAGACCTTGTAACAAGCACAACGTTTGATGTGTTGTCAACTACATTTGATAATAACTTAACACAATTTGAAAGTGTAAACACAGATAGCGGACAAGTGTTTATGTATCAGAAGGTACAAAACAAATTATTATACGCAGAGAAGTTTAATTACAAAAATGCTTCAGTAGAAAGATTTGGCGAATACTTATTGTTTAATGAGAATCACGTTTACGTTCCGATGCCAGAGCTTTCAGTTAGAGATATGGAAGATTCATCTACTTGGAACAACTACATAGGTACGTTACTAGATTACAAGAGAGATAGAGAAGCTCTACCTTGGCAAACTTTGCACACACCAACTGACCAAGTTGACTTAACTAAATTTAAAGGCGTATTCATTTACACAATGGGACCTAATCCTATTGCACAAAAAATAGATTACATTGATCCTATACAAGGAAAAATTGCCGGAGCGGCTGAGGAAGAATTAACTTTCAAAACACATTATGATCCAGCAGTTTATACTAACGGAACTAACACACCTAATACTGTAATTGATCCAGAAAATTATTGGAATAATGCAAACGTAGGCAGACTATGGTGGGATATTAGCACAGCTAAATTTGTAAACCCATACCAAGGAAACATAATTTACAATACAGCTAACTGGAATAAATTATTTACTGGAGCAAGTATTGATGTTTATGAATGGGTTGAATCTACACTTACTCCAACACAATGGAACGAAACAGCAGACACAGAAGAAGGTCTTGTAAAAGGTATAAGTGGTACAGCTAAAGATGTAAACACCTTTGTACAAGTACAAGTTTACAATGAAATATCAAAAGGATTTAGTAACAAATATTACTATTGGGTTAAGAATACAAAAGTTATTCCAGACTTAGAGTGGAGAAAAACTTCTGCTTATGACGTAGCACAATTAATTACGGATCCAATGGCAATGGGACAAAAATTTGTTGCACTTTACAGCAACAATAAATTTGGTTTATACAACTGTGAATCACTTGTAAGTGGACCAGACAATGCAATCAACTTCCGTTATTGGACTATTGATAATAAAGAAATTAACATACACAATCAGTATCAGTTAATGTCAGAAGGTTTAGGTACAAGTAAACCAAATGCAGATATTGAACGTAAATGGTATGACAGTTTAATTGGTGTTGATACAAACGAAAGACCGGTGCCAGACACTATCTTAAGTGAAAAACAAAAATATGGTATACTAGACAGACCAAGACAAGGTATGTTTAAAAATAGAGTTGAAGCACTTAAACAAGTTGTTGAAAGAGCTAACACTACATTAAAAGCAAACCTAATTGTTGACGAATTAAATCTAAGTGCTTTCTTAAGCAAAGATCCTACACCAACATTGTTAAGCAAACAGTTTGACAAGTCAGTTACAACAAATGCAGAACTACAGTTTGTTGGAGTATCAAATGTTATTCCAGCAGTACTAACACCTGTGTTTGTAAACGGCAAACTTGAAAGAGTTGATATTGCAAATGGTGGTAAAGGTTACGTTACAGTTCCAACATACGAGTTTGGATTAGTAGGTAACGGTAGCGGTGCAGAAATTACAATTACAATGAATACAGCAGGTACCATTACAAATGTTGCTGTTAAGAATGCAGGTTCAGGATATCCTAGCACAACAACATTGTCAGTAAGAAAATATAGTGTACTTGTTGCTGTTGATGAAACAGTTAGTAACAAGTGGGCAATATATGCCTACAACAACACAACTAAATTATGGGAAAGAACATCAAGTTCAAGTTACGACACAACTAAATGGTGGAGTTACACAGACTGGTATGACATAGGTTACAGCGAATTTACAGATATTAATTTCCTAGTTGATTATTCATATGAATTAGAAAGTTTAACTGACACAGTTGGTGATATTGTAAAAATTAGTACAATAGGATCAGGTGGTTGGTTACTGTTAGAAAAGATCAGCGATATCGGTACAGACTACACAACAAAATATAAAACTGTTGGTAGACAGAACGGAACAATAGCTTTATCAAGAGCATTATACGATCCAGCAAGTAGTAATATTGGTTACGACGGATTAAGTTATGATACTTCATTCTATGACGATCAACCAACACTAGAGTTAAGAAAAATCTTAACAGCATTAAGAGATGATATCTTTATAAATGATCTTGCTGTACACTATAACGAACTGTTCTTTGCAAGTTTAAGATATGCGTTTAGCGAACAACCAATGGTTGATTGGGCATTTAAAACTTCATTCTTGAAAGCTAAACATAACGCAGGTGATTTAACACAGAAAATTACTTTCCAAAATGATAGCTTACCTAGTTATGAAGATTTTGTTGAAGAAGCTAAACCATACAAAACAAAAATTAGAGAATACATTAGTTCTTACACAAAAACAGATCCAACTGCAACAGGTGTAACGGACTTTGATATACCACCAGCTTACAGCATTGATGATGGTAAGATTGTTCCTTCAAGTTTAAAAGTTAAAGATGATTTAATATATGGACAAGATGCAAACATAGTTGATTACCCTAACAAGTATTGGGCTGAAAATGTTGGCTTTGAAGTATTAACGGTAAACATCAAGAATGGCGGAACAGGTTATTTAGATGTACCAGTAATTAAATTTACAGGCGGCGGCGGATCAGGTGCAACTGCAACAGCAACACTTGGTACAGGCGGAGCAATAAAATATATTACAGTTACAAATCCAGGAAGTGGATATCTAAGTGCTCCTACAGTTAGCATTAATGGAACACAGTCAACAGGTTCGGTTGCGGCAGTTGTTTCAGCACAGTTAGGTAACAGCAAGGTTAGAGCATTACATCACGTATCTAAGTTTGATAGAGTAACAGGAACGTTCTTAATTACTACACTATCGCAGACAGAAAACTTTACAGGTACAGGAAGTAAAACAACATTTAACCTAACATGGCCAATGGATTTAAGAAAGACTCAAATAGAAGTTACTGTAGATGGTGTTGAATCATTACAAAGTGAATACACATACAGCAACGTTGAATACTCAGATAAGTCCTATGTTAGAACCAAAGGACAAATCATGTTTGCTGAACCTCCGGCAAATAATGCTGTGATTGTTGTTAAGTATTCTAAAGAAATTACTATGCTACAAGCACAGGATAGAATTAACTTGTTCTATACTCCATCAACAGGTATGTTAGGAAATGACGTATCGCAGTTAATGGACGGTATTGATTACGGAGGAATTGAAGTTAAGAGTTTCACGTTTGGAGCAGGTACAGGTTGGGCTAGTGATCCTTACTACACAACAACTTGGGACACTTATGATAACACATACGAAGATGAAGTTTTTGTATTAGACGGAAGTACAAATGTATTTGCACTTGCTAAACCATTAGCGAATGGCGTAGTATATAACGTATACAAAAATGGTATTAGAGTAGATGATCCGCAATACGATGGTTCAACAGTTCCTACAAATGTAAATGCTGTAATGCAAAGTATTACAGGAACAGGACAAACTACAGTACAGTTAGACGAAGAAAAAATTCCAACAGTAGCAAATGATGTTATTGTAATTAGAAAAGCATCAAGTGACGGTTCGTTTATTCCAGATCCAGATGGATATGATACATTAGTACAAGGTGGTGACCTAGCTTATGCTACTGCCAAAGGTATTAGTGCAGAAGAAATTGTTATTGACGGTGACGGATTTGTTACTCCACTAACTTCAAAAGGACCTGAAGAGCTTGTTCCAGGACAAGTTTTAGATACACTAGATATTAAGGTTTATGAAAGAACTGGAGACGGTTCAAGTGTGTTACATAGTTACAACTATTTAGGTGACGGAACTAATAAAGACTTTGATATTAATTACGTACCATTAAGTCAAAAGGACGTTTGGGTAAAAGTACATGGCACTATTTTATCACACTCAGAGTTTACAGTTGACTATCAAAACAAAAAACTTAAATTAACAACTGCACCAGGTGACAAACAACAGGTACACATTATTACAATGAGTAACAATGGTGAGAAAATACTTGATGTTGATCAGTTTATAGGTGACGGTTCAACTGCACAGTTTGTTACAAGCATTCCATTTAAATCAACATTAAGTTTCTTCTTAACAGTTGACGGTGTAACAACAAACGTTGACATGGCAGAAACAGATGGCACTTATGCACAAAAAGGAATGTGTGTGTTTAAACTAGGTACTGCACCTCTTAACAGTACTGTAATACAATATGCAATATTTGATAGTGCAAGTAAATCATTCTCACAGATTGCAACAGATACATTTACAGGTGACGGAACAAACAAAGAATTTGCTCTTGCACAAACTCCACTAAATCAAAAACCATTAGAACATAATGTAATTGTTAAAGTTGGAAACAAAGTATTAAATGCAGGATACAATCAACAGTTTAAAGTAACAACAGGAGTAAGAGAATATCAATTAAGAGATTATCAAATTACTCAAGCTGGTGTTGGTGCAAACCAAGTTAGAGTTTTCTTAAACGGAACAGAACTTACACTTTCAACTGCTTGGAACTGGAATACGTTTAATGCTTCAGTAGAACTGTTCTCTGACATAGGTGTTGACGGTGATGTATTAGATGTTTATGTAATTGACGGTGGCGAATACGCATTTGGTTTCTTAGACGGTAACGGCTTATGGGTTGAAACTCCAGGTAAAGTTTATCTTGATACTGCTCCTGCAAACAATGAAAGTGTAACTGTATATCAGTTAACAAATCATGATGTAAGACAAATTGAAAGAGAAAACTTAGACATAGTTACACGTAACCCAATTACAGTTGGTACAGATAATTACACAGAATATCATCAACTTACAAACGGTATCATCAAGTTGCGTAAAGCGGCCATCGATGCTGAATATGTTTGGTTAGTAGTAAATGGCGCCTTGTTAACTCCAAGTGTTGATTATTACTTACAAGATGATAAACAAACTATTAGAGTTGTAGTAGATCTTAATGCAAATGATGTAATTGAGTTGATACACTTCTCAAACAGCACAATAGTTGGCAAGTTTGGATTTAGACAGTTTAAAGATATGCTTAATAGAACACACTTCAAACGTTTGGGTGATGATGTTGAATACACACTAGCACAGAACTTAAACTGGTATGATACTAAAATATTTGTAACTAACGCAGACGGATTACCACAGCCAAACAGAGATAAAGGTATTCCAGGCATCATATTCATTGGCGGAGAACGTATTGAATACTATCTAAAAGAAGAAGGTGCTATTAGACAGTTACGCAGAGGTACACTAGGTACAGGTATTAAAACACTACACACAGCTGGAGCACAGGTGCTAGATCAGAGTGTGTACCAGACTGTACCGTATAAAGATGAGATGAGAACACAGACATTTACAGCAGATGGCTCAACTAGAGCTGTAACTGTAGACTTTATACCAAACAACGTAAACGAATTTGAGATTTTTGTAGGTGGACGTAGATTACGCAAGAATGCGATAAGTTCCTTCAATCCAAGCAATGATTTGGACAGTCCAGAGGGAGATATTACACTACCAGCAGAATTTAGTGTTGATGGAGTCAATCCAGTAGTAACACTAACAGACACACCAGCGATTAACACCAAGATAATGGTGGTTAGACGCATAGGTAAAAAATGGACTGATAACGGAACTCCACTAAGATTGCAAGAAAATAACATCGGAAGGTTCTTAAGAAACAAAGAGGTGGCGTTACCTAAATAAATACACTTGTAGGATATAAACATGACAGACAATTTTAAAGACAATTCAGGAGTTCTTTTGCAAGGACACATAAAGATACATAACCCAGAAAGCGGTGAAATCTTTGTGGATAAGCGAAATGCTATCCACTATGAGAATATGAGTATTTCACTAGCAGAAAGTTTAGCTAACCAAGGGCAAGGAATGATATATTCCATGAACTTTGGTAATGGTGGAACATCAGTTGATCCAACTGGTATTATTACATACCTTTCACCAAATAGCACAGGAACAAATGCTAGTTTGTACAACCAAACATACACTAAAGTAATTGATGACAATTCAATCAACAACACAGATCCTACAAGAAATAAGATTGAAACTCGTCATGTTAGTGGTACAAATTACACAGATATTATTGCAACTTGTTTACTAGACTACGGTGAACCTTCAGGACAAGATGCATTGGATAACGCAACAAGTTCAGACAGCTTATATGTATTTGATGAGCTAGGACTAGTAAGTTATGCAACAAGTGGTACAGGTAGATTATTAACACACGTAATATTCCACCCAGTACAAAAAAGTTTAAACAGACTAATCCAGATTGATTATACAGTTAGAGTACAATCATTAACTGGTTTTAACGAGGCGTAATAGATGGCATATACAGTTAACCATACAGACGTTGCTAACAAGGGTAGCATAACGGTTGAAGATAATACAATCAACCAACAGACGTCGTTGTCACTGCCAGGCAGAAATACAACTGCTTATGGTACTGCTATTGCTGAAAACTTTTTACACCTATTAGAAAATTTTGCAAACACAACTGCACCAAACAATCCTACAGAAGGACAGTTATGGTATGATAATACAGCAGGTGTTGATCAATTAAAATTATATGATGGTACTACTTGGATTAGTGCATCAGGATTAAAGAAAGCTACAACGGCACCAGGTGCGGCACAATCAGTTACAGGCGACCTTTGGGTTGATACTGATAACCAACAACTATACTTGTACACAGGTTCAGGTTGGGTATTAGTAGGTCCAACATTTAGTGATGGACTGTCAACAGGTGTTAAGCCTGAATCAATAGTTGGAACAAACAATGTAAGTTATACTTGTTTGGTTATAGAAATTAGTGCCAAGACATTAGCAATTTATTCAACAGCGGCATTTACACCTAAGACAACCATTGCAGGATTTACAACAATCAATCCTGGCTTTAATTTAAGTTCAGCAGATATTACAGGTGCAGGTGCAGGAAAATATTACGGAACTGCGGAAAAGGCAGAAGCATTAGTTATTAATAACGAAAGCATACCTGCAACAAACTTTATGCGTAACGACAGTACTTCACAAAGTTTATATCCGATAACAGTTAAAAACAATGGTGGTATTACAGTTGGTGCTTCAAGTTTCTTTACAATGGGAGTTGAAGGACAAGCGGGTATTATTAGTCACCAAACTTCAGGATCAAACATTGACGTAAGAGTAAACAACAACGGTTCAGCAACGACTGTAATGAGAATTGACTCAACTGCTAAAGTTGGTATTAATAATTTAAGTCCGGATCAAGCATTAGACGTTACAGGAAACATACAACTTTCAAACTCATTATTGGTTGACGGTACTACAGATGCTTCTACTATATCAACAGGAAGTATTATTACTAAAGGTGGTGTTGGTATTGCTAAGAAACTATTTGTTGGCAGTGATACAAACCTTTCAGGACTTACAACTACAGCAAACATTGTACCAAACGCAAATACATCACGTAACTTAGGTACAGCTAACGAACAATGGTTAAACGTTTATGCACAGAACCTTATAGGTAACTTAACAGGTAACGTTACAGGAACAGTTTCAGGACGTTCTGGATCAACAGACAAACTTGCAAGTTCAACAACATTCCAAATGAATGGTGATGTAACTGCACCGTCATTTACATTTGACGGACAAGATGCAAGTAGCAAAACATTTACAACAACGATTTCAAATACATTTGTTGCTAATAAAACAGAAGTTTCTAGTTCATTATCAACAGACGAAATATTATTAAACAGAGTAACAGGCGATACTGGTGTTTATAAAGTTTCAAGAACTAATTTGTTTAAAGCAATTCCTACATTACCGATTGGAATGATATCACCATTTGGTGGCGATACTGCTCCAGTTGATTGGGTATTATGTTACGGACAAGAAGTAACTATTGCAACATATCAAAACTTGTTTAACGTGATTGGCTACAACTTTAAAGATCAATCATTGGTAGCGGCAGGTAAATTTGCATTACCTGATTTAAGAGGTAGATTCCCACTAGGTAAAGATAACATGGGTGGCGGATCAGCAAACGTTGTAACATCAGCGGCGGCCGACACAATGGGAAGTGTTGAAGGACAACAGAACCAAACTATTGCAATTAATAATTTACCAGAACACGAACACGATTTAAGAGGACCAAGTGGAGATCAGTACTATACTTTAAGAGATGTAACAGGTACTCCAAACGATGCACAGGGTATTCAATACGATGCTCCGACAGGCACAGGTGCAGGTCAGGCATATCCTACTTCAGGTGGTGTGTTAACAAACAACGCATTGGGAACAGCTATAGATGTTATGAACCCATACATGACTGTTAACTATATTATCTATGCCGGGGAGAATACAGCGATATGAGTTATAAACTAAACAAAACTGACGGCACGTTACTCGTAGATCTAGTTGATGGACAATTAGATACTACAACGTCAAGCATTGGTCTTATTGGAAAAAACTATTCAGGATTTGGTGAAACACTAAACGAAAATCAAATCAAGATGTTAGAAAACTTTGCTTCTACATCAGCACCAACAGTTCCGTTAATTGGACAGTTATGGTATGATAAAACACAAGGTAGAATAAAAGTTTATGACGGAACATCATTTAGAGAAAGTGGCGGACCTATTGTTGCTACGGCACAACCGGCAACACTTGTAAGTGGTGACCTTTGGTTAGACAGTTTAAAGAATCAATTATATTTTTATGATGGTACAGACTTAGAATTAGCTGGACCTATATACTCTGCACAACAAGGCAAGACAGGGTTTGAAACATTTACAGCATTAGATACACAAAACAACAGCAAGGTGGTTGCAAAATTATTCATAGGCGGAGCACTTAACGGTGTATGGTCAAATGAAGAATTTACTCCAGCAGTAGGTTATACTATTGCAGGATTGACTGGAACAATCAAAAAAGGATTTACTCCAATTGATGCATCATCAACGGGAACTGTTTTCAGAGGCGTATCAAATGCCGCACTAAACTTAATTAACGCCGCAGGTGTTGAAAAGAGTGCATCACAGTTTTTACCAGCTGACTCAAACGGTACCACAACAGGTGCATTAACAGTTAGTAACAGTGGCGGGGTTACAATAGGACCTGCACAAAACAATATTATGAAAATTATTGGTACTTCATTTGTAACTGAAAACCAATTATCCAATCATGACTGGAAAGTTAGAGTTAGACAACCAACTGGATACCTTGATGCTATCGTAGTTGATACATCAGAATCACACGTAGGATTGTTTAAAACTTCTCCACAGTATACTTTACACGTGGGCGGAGATGCTAAAATTGATGGCGACTTAATCATTGGTGGTACAAGTTTAGCAGTAGAAACAACAGTTTTAAGAGTTGAAGACAAGAACATTGAACTTGCTATACAATCAGATAGTTCAACAGGTAACAATGCCGCGGTAGACGGTGGTGGTATTATTCTTAAATCTTCAGACTTAGATAAAGAATTTTTATGGCGTAATACTGAACAGGCTTGGACATCAAGTGAAAACATTGACTTGGCAGTAACTAAAGGTTACAAGGTTAATGGAAACGAAGTATTAAACGAAACAGCATTAGGATCAACTGTAACATCAGCATTAGGCTTGACACAGGTAGGTACATTATCTACACTATCAGTTGACAACGTAACAATTAATAACTATGCAATATCTACATCAGGTAGCGGTTTGCAAATAACAAGTGATGGTTCAATTACTATTACTAATAACCAAAAAATTACAGGATTAGCTGAACCTACAACTAATACTGATGCCGCAACTAAATTTTATGTAGATGATTCACTAGATAATGAGCCAGTTATTGTACCATTGGATATTACAGGGTTAAGTAATGCCAATATTGCTACAATTATTGAGGACATTTATCCGGCGGCAACTAAAAAGACAGGATCATATGCGTATGTTCCAACAAGCACATTAACTGGAGCAACAGTTAGTGGAATTGATGTAAACACGGTTGCAAGTAAATCATTCATTGCTGTAGACTCAAATGGTGTACAGAATGAAAGTGTTTTACAGGATATTGCGTTTAGTAATGCTTCAGGTACTGTTAATGCTTCAGTGGCTAGAGGTTTAAAAAGATTCAAGGTTCAAGCTGGATCTTGGGTGTTTGACACTGATCTAGGTAGCAGTGGCGGACTATGGTAAAAGATAAATAACATTATAGGGGTTTATAACAATGGCATATACTATAGATAGATACAGTGGCGTTACTTTGACAACAGTCGAAGACGGAACTGTTGACCAAACTACCGATATTAAGTTAGTAGGTAAAAACTACGCTGGATACGGTGAAATACAAAACGAGAATTTTTTACATCTGCTAGAAAACTTTAGCGGAACTTCACAACCACCTAAAGCGATTTCAGGACAAGTTTGGTTTGATGCTACAGCATCTAAACTTAAATTTTATGATGGTTCTAAGTTTAGAACAACAGGTGGAGCAGAAGTAAGTGCAACACAACCGGCTGGTTTAGCTACTGGTGATTTATGGTGGGATAGCACAAACGAACAATTATACGCATACAACGGAACTGGTTACGTATTAGTTGGACCACAAGGTTCAGGTACTAGTGTAACACAGATGAAAACTGTAACTATAAGAGATACAACAAGCACAAATAGACTAGTCATTCAAGCCATTGTTAACGACGAAGTCATTTATATGATTAGTGCAGTTTCATTTACTATTGATAGTACAGATCCAACTAACGCAGTTACAGGATTTGACGTTGTTAAAAAAGGAATAACCCTAAGAAATACACAAAACGCAACAGGCGGTGTTACAAGTACTACAGATTACTACTGGGGTACAGCAAGTAACTCATTAAAACTTGGTGGATATACTGCTTCAGATTTTGCATTAGCAGGATCAGGATCATTTACTTCACTTGTTAACTTTGCAGATGCTGGTATTTCAATTGGTGATTCCAACGATCTTAAAATTTACGTTGAAAATGATAACGAAGGTGTTATACAAAACGACGTAGGTACAGTAATTAAAATTAAAGTTGATGATTCAGTAGGAACAGTTGCACAACCGTTAGCGATTGAATCAACTGGTATGCACCCAGGTGCAGATAATACCTATAACATAGGTAAGTCTGGTAATAAATTTGCAACAGTTTACGCAACTTCATTTGCAGGACTGGCAACACAGGCTTCAACATTAGCAGTTGGATCAAATTACCGTTCAGGATCAACAGCGGCAACTAATGATACAGTAGCAGTTAGAGATGGTTCAGGTAACTTGGTAGCAAACTTATTTACAGGTACAGCTACACAGGCACAATACGCTGACTTGGCAGAGAAATACACAACTAAAGAAGAGTATCCAGTAGGTACTATTATGACAGTAGTCAAAGCTGATCAAGAAGAAAGCATTGATGCTGAGATGGAGGCTTGCGGTGAAGGTGAAATACCATGCGGAGTTATATCTGAGAAACCAGCTTACTTGATGAATGCAGAAGCAGACGGTCAAGCAGTTGCACTTAAAGGTAGAGTGCCAGTTAGAGTTGAAGGACTTATTGTTAAAGGTGAGCCTATTTACACAGCAATGGACGGAATAGGTAATCAAGATAATAGACACGGTACAATGATTGGTATTGCACTAGAAAATGATGACAAAGACGGCGAAAAACTAGTAGAAGTATTTTTAAAGGTATAAATTAAATGGCAATCGGCGATATTATTACAGCGGCAAGGTATAACAACTTGCAATCAAGAGTAGCAACTATTATGGGAACAGGTTCCGGCGATGACGGATACGGACAGTCGCTGAATTCAAGCCAAGTAGGTGCATCAGATGTAATCAATGCAACTCATATGTCAACACTTTACACAGATATTGCTAATGGTAGAGTACACCAAACAGGTACAGCACCAAGTCAAATAGCAGTTATCAGTTCAACAGATACTATTTTAGACAGCGACACTATTAATAAGAAGGGTGTTGCACAGTTTGAAAATTTAACAACTACCTTAGAGAACGAAAAGTTTCAAATACACGCCTCTCAGGCAACAGCAGAAGCAACAACTTCCGCAACTTATACATCAAACTGGAATGGTACATTAATACATTTACTAAACGTAACGTTTAGCACATCTGATCATAGAAGACAGTTTTTTAATGCAGGTGGAGAAATCCGTTTTGCAAGTAACATTACATACTTAGGCTCTAGTGCAAAAACTATTGACTGGATGGGTATGCTTGTTAACATGGGAACTATTAAGATGGGGTACACATCAACTAGCTCAACAGGATCAGGATCAGGTTCAACAGTAGGATTTCATGATCTTACAACAGCTTTCCAGACATTGTTTACTAAATCAGGTACTGGTTTATATGCGGCCAACAACTATACATTAAAAGCTAAATTGGTTGGTACTACTCAAGTCCAATTCCAAGCAGAATGGAATGACGCAAACACTGGTAATCCAAACTACGATGAAGATGTACTAGGTACTTTAAACAGCACAATTACTCAATTACGTCCTACAGGGACATACGTTGAGCTTCCTACACCAACACACAGCACAGACGCTGGTTCAAACTTAACATAGTCCACTAAAAATTTATCTAAATAGTAGTACAACTACGGATTACTATTATGGATGAAAGATTAAAAAAAGCCTTAGACTTTTCTAATTATATGGTGACTCTTAATAACCAAAAAAGAGTGTTAAAAGAGAAGTTTCTTGAAAGCAGAATTTACTATTTTAATGGTGGACAATTTTCTGTTACACAAGAACTATTGACTTTTGTAAAAATTCTGTGTGATAACGATGACTCAAACGTTGTTATTGTAGACGATAATGACACTCCAATAAGAATAGAACAGCTTCATGAATTCTACGATAATATTAGTGACGTTTATTTTACATCTACTAACGAATACGAAACAGAATACCAAAAGCTAAGAGCTAAACGCAAGGTTTCGGGATTAGTAGATTATGACAAAGAAGACTAAAGGTGCATTAATCTTTGCACGTAACAATGCACAGATTGATTACATAAAACAAGCTCACTATTCAGCTAAAAGAATAAGAAAATATTTAGATATACCAACTAGCATAGTTACGGATAGTGTAGATTACCTAAAGGAAACGTACAAGGACTATGAAGAAGTTTTTGATAAAGTCATTGAAGTGCCTTTCACAAACAATTCGACTACTAAAAGATATTTTGATGGGTCGGGAGTAGCAAAGCACTTACAATTTAAGAATGACCTACGCACACAGTCATATGAACTAACACCATATGACGAAACAATACTACTAGACAGTGATTATATTATAGCAAATAGCTTATTTAAAAATTGCTTTGAACAAGATCACAATTTTCTAATATTTAAAAATGCAAAAGACCTAACAGCCTGGAGAGATACTGCTGAGTTTGAAAAGATTAGTGATAGTAGCATAGACTTTTATTGGGCTACTGTTATATTCTTTAGAAAGTCAGAAGAGAACAAGGTATTCTTTGAACTAACAAAGCACATACAAGAAAACTGGGACCACTATAACAGCATCTTTCAAGTAAACAGAGGTCTTTTCCGTAACGACCATGTGTTTAGTGTAGCAATACACATAATGAATGGTTACCAAGAAGGAGACTTTGCACATAAGTTACCAGGTACAAAGTATTACACAGCAGATAGAGATATTTTGTGGGAACTTGACCAGGATAATTTTTTATTCTTACTAGAAAAAGAGAATCACCTAGGAGAATATACACCATTGCGTATCAAAGGCAGTAACATTCATGTTATGAACAAGTTTAGCCTTAACAGAATTATAGATAGAGGAGTAGTGTAATGAGAATAATTGCAGGTCCTTGTCAACATGAAACACTTACTGACAGTTTGATGATTGCAAAAGAATGTAAACGTGTATGTGATAAACACGAGATAGAATATTACTTCAAAGCAAGTTTTGACAAAGCAAATAGGACTTCAGCTGATGGTACAAGGGGTGTTGGTCTTGCAACTACCATGGAAGACTTTATAGTTCTTAAAAATGACCTTGGTATAAAAACTTTAACTGATGTGCATACCCAAAACGAAGTATTAAAAATTGCGGCATACTACAACGAAGCTGTAGACGTTTTACAAATACCTGCTTTCTTGTGTAGGCAAACAGATTTAATCAAGGCGGCTTGTAAAACAGGAAAGATTGTTAACATCAAGAAAGGACAATTCCTAGCACCATGGGATGTCAAGGGCATATTAAGTAAAACAAACGGTGCAAACGAAGTATGGATAACTGAAAGAGGAACTAGTTTTGGTTATAATACATTAGTGTCTGACTTTACAGGACTACAATATATGTTAGATAATTTTGATGTACCAATAGTATATGATGTTACGCACTCTGTTCAAAAGCCAGGAGGCAAAGGAGACAGTAGTGGGGGTAACAGAGCATACGTTCCAGGTTTATCAAGAGCCGGAGCGGCATTAGGAATAGATAGTTTCTTTATGGAGGTTCATAATGATCCAGACAATGCACCTAGTGACGGACCTAACATGGTTAGGATTGAAGACTTTGAAAAAATTATAGGCGACATTGTAAAAATAAGAGGAGTACTGTAATGGAATTCATTTGGCATATACTACTTACTGTATGTTTAGGTAGTGATTGCAAAACACAAGACGTACAGTGGTTCAAAGATGAAAAAGAATGTAATACAATGCTTATATTATACAAAGAAATACCACAAGATGGTGAATGGGACACAGTAGAATATGTGTGTAAACCAGTAGGGAGCAAAAGTGCCTAGTAAAGGATTCGTATTAATAGCACAAAACAGCGAATACGATTACGTACAGCAGGCGTGTGTGTTAGCTATGAGTATTAAAGCTACTAATGACGCCAACATTTGTTTAATAACCAACGATAAAGTGCCATCTAGGTATGAAAAATTGTTTGATGTTATCAAACCCATACCTTGGTTAGATGATGCAAAGGACAATGCTTGGAAGGTAGACAACCGCTGGAAGTTATACCATGCAAGTCCTTATGATAGAACTATTGTGTTGGATACCGATATGTTAGTATTGCAGAACATAGACACATGGTGGAAGTTTTTAGAAAACTATGAAGTGTTCTATACCTCAAATGTTTATACATATAGAGGTGAAAAGGTAATAGACAACCATTATAGAAAAACATACAAAGCAAATAACCTTCCTAATGTATATGCAGGATTCCATTACTTTAAAAAATGTAATTTTGCAAAAGAATTTTATACGTTGCTAGAAATTGTAATGAATAACTGGCAGATGTTTTACGGAAAGTATGCAAAGGAACAATATCAAAAGTTTTTAAGTGTGGATACAAGCACAGCTATAGTAACAAAGATACTAGACTGTGAAGATAAGATTACAAATAAACGTGTTAAGTTTCCTACGTTTACACACATGAAGCCACACATACAAGGTTGGAGAAACGGTAGTGCTACTTGGCGTAGCAGAGTAGGATCATATCTTACAGATGACCTAACACTAAAGATAGGTAATCATTTACAATCAGGAATCTTTCATTACACAGAAAAAGAGTTCTTAACCGAAGAGAAAATTAAAAAATATGAAAACTATATTACAAAGAACTATTAAAGATAAGGAAACAAACTTATACCCTGTGTGGTTAATGCGTCAGGCTGGAAGATATATGCCTGAGTACATGGCAATCAAAGAAGCTAGTAACGGATTCTTGGATATGGCACTTACACCAAGCAAGGCAACAGAGATAACAATGCAACCCATCAAAGCATTTGATATGGATGCGGCAATAATTTTTTCTGACATACTTGTTATTCCTTATGCACTCGGACAAGAACTAGATTATAATCCTGCACCAAAGCTAGGACCTTATAATGAAGATATGCTAAACACGGATAGGTTTCTTTTTATAGAAAGATGTCAACCTGTGTATGATGCAATCAAACAAACTAGGCAAGAACTAGATAGTAACAAGAGCTTGATAGGATTTGTTGGAGCACCTTATACACTTTGTAAGTATATGTGTGGTAACAAAGATCAAAAAGTTATAGAAGGATTAGTTCCTTACATAATTGAACACCTAGTACACCAAATAGAAGCAGGGTGCGACACAGTACAGATATTTGATAGTTGGGCAGGAGATCTAACAGAACAAGAACTAGATAAACTATGTTATTCTCCAACAGCAAAGATAGTAGAAGCTATAAGAAAGATATACCCTGAAGTTAGCATAATTGCTTTTCCAAGGCTGATAGGTAAAAATATAAATGACTTTGCAAAAATAGTAAATCCTGACTGCATCAATTTAAGTGATGACATACCTGTAGAAGAAGTATCTACTAACGTTGTTTTACAAGGAGGCATACCCATTAGTGAATTACTTGCTGATGCTAATCCTACATCAATGTTAGAAAAAATGAAAGACAAACCTTACATAGTTAATCTAGCACACGGAGTTAACAAAGAAACTCCTGTAGAAAATGTTAGAAACTTTGTACAAACTGTAAAGGACTTTAGATGCAACTAGGTATTACAGTAGTCAATGAACGTTATGCAGTATTTGATCCTACAACAGGAGAACTACTGTCATTGCCAAACATCAAACCCACTGAAGGAAGTTTTATTCCTGTAGCAGACGAGGAAGTAAAGGGTATAATCGAAGGCAGAGAAAGTATGCACTTCTATTATGTACACTATATTAAAAGAGCTAATACATACGAACTAAGGCAACGTAGCAATCATGACATAGACAGTTACTTTGTTGACGACTTAATATACGAGCTACCAACAACAGGAAACAATGCGGATATAACAGTTACTAAAAATGTAAAAGATACCTGCTGGAAGATAACAATAGGTGGCGATTTAGAAATGAACATTTTAGCACAAAAAATTAGCTTAACAAATGGACATTTATCATTTAGTATAACCAAGAAAGACGATCCAAACATTCTTTATAAAACACTACAATTTACGTTTGACAAACTTATAGGTGGAAAATACATTGTTTTACCATTTAGCGAACAATTTGAGTTTGACAACAAGCCGATTTCAGTGTATACTATAAAGAAGTTCGACAGTTACAAATATGAGGTTATAGAATGAAGTCAAAAATATTAGCAGAAAACATTGTAAAAGGTTCTGGTGGGCATGGTCTTAAACAGGATCAGCTTGTAAAGATATTTGATAAAATAGATAACTTGGAAGACTTTGCATACACTATGAAAAAGGTGTTAGAGCATGGTGGAAAAGAATATCTTACAACACAATCTTACAAACTAGGTATGCCAAAGTTTGACAAGTTTACAACATGGCATCATATTGATGAGAAGTATGACGCTAGTTGGGGGTTTGATAAAAAAGATGCCGGCTGTTATATGTATGGAATGTTTAAGGATTCAGCTCCCGAAGTAGCAGACATTTTACAACCAGGTGTAATATACATTGGCGAAAGCAGAGCAACAACTAGAAACTGTATGCTAGGTAGACGCACAGATTTTAAAGGTACAGTACGTAACGATAGGTTATCACCATATGGTTGTGGTACTGCATTTAAGGAAAAGATAGGTAAGGAATACATTGATAACGTATATCAAGCATACTTGCCAATGCACAACAGTCTTGTAAAAGAAGCTGAAATGCAGATGCTAATTAACTATTATAGATACTATGGTCGTATTCCTGCTTGTAATCCAGTGAGTGATTTGCGTAGGGTTGAACTAAGGATAAAGAATGAAAATTAATATTGCTGAACAAGATATCATATTCTTAAGTTATGATGAACCTAATGCAGAAAAAAATTATGTTGATCTGTGTAAGAAGGTGCCCTGGGCAAAACGTGTACACGGTGTAGACGGTTCAGATGCGGCACACAAAGTCTGTGCAGAGCAATCAGAAACTAAACACTTTGTTACTGTAGACGGCGACACAATAATTGATCAAAAGTTTTTAGACGTAGTACTTGATCTAGACGAACTAGGTGTAGATGATGACTATCAGTTTAGTTGGTGTGGTAACATTGACATCAACGGATTAAAATACGGCAACGGAAGTCTAAAGATGTGGACTAAAGACTTTGTTAGAAATATGAAAACACACGAAAACACAGACGGGTCAGACGATACACAGATAGAGTTTTGTTACTTTGACAACTACTATCAGCTTAATCAAAACTATTCAACAAGCATTATTAGTTCAACACCACATCAGGCTTGGAGAGCAGGTTTCAGAGAAGGTGTTAAGATGTCACTAAACAGAGGTGCAAAGGTACAGGATCTTGCAAACAATACTTGGTGGCAAAATTATCATAGATTACTTGTTTGGTTAAATGTTGGTGCAGATGTTGACAACGGACTATATGCTATCATGGGTGCTAGAGATGGTTGCCAAAAGATATTAGCAACCGATTGGGATCATTCTGTAACAAGAGATTTTAAATGGCTTAATGAATATTGGAACGAGATTAAAGACTATCCTGTAGAACAAATGATTGCCGAGTATGGCGAAGTATTACAAGAGCAAGGATTACCTATAAGTAAAGTTGCACTAGATGAGGAGCAAAGTAAATTCTTTAAAACTGTTTATGTAAACAGTGATAGAGTACTAGGTAGGTAATGAGCGAACTAGAAAAAATTAAAAAATTAATGCCTGTGATTGAGGAGCAAACATCTCCTACATTCTGCTTGGCCAAATGGCATCACACCACAATATATCTAGCAACAGGTGAAACGCATAGTTGTTATCACCCTGCTCCGCACCCTATACCATTAGAAGAACTAAAAGATAATCCAAGTGCATTACATAACACCATAGAAAAGAAAGACCAACGTAAGAAAATGTTATGTGGCGAAAAGCCAGACGGTTGTAATTACTGTTGGAAGATTGAAGCTATGGGTAAAGACTATGTAAGTGATAGACATATTAAAACAACAAGCATTTATAATGAAGAAAGATTAGCGGAAATAAAACAAAAAGGGGCGGATTTTAATGTAAATCCGGAATACATTGAAATAAGTTTTAGTAATGAATGTAATTTTAAATGCGGATATTGTCACCCTAAAGCATCTAGCAGATACTATAATGAAATAAAACAACACGGACCATACAGTATGTCTACTTCACATAGACAAGATATTGATTGGTTTAAGATTTACAAGAAGGAAGAAGAGAATCCATACGTAGACGCATGGTGGAGATGGTGGCCTGAAGTAAGTAAGACACTAAACATATTGCGTATAACAGGTGGCGAACCTCTAATGCACAAGAGCTTATGGGAATTGTTTGATAAGCTAGAAGCAGATCCAAAACCACACATACAAATAGAAGTCAACAGTAACATGGGTGTTAAGCCCAAGCTAGTAGAAAAGTTAACTTCTACTGTTAAAAGATTAAAAGAAAAGAATTGTATTAAAAGTTTTAAACTGTATACAAGCATTGACACTTGGGGACCTAGGGCCGAATATGCTCGTACAGGACTAGATATAAAGTTATGGGAACAGAACTTAGATCACTATCTAAGTAACACAGGATGGCCTGTAACGTTTATGATTACATTTAATATATTTGGTGTAACTAGTTTTAATTTATTATTAGAAAAAATACTAGAATGGCGACACAAATATAATAGTGATGACAATGCCACACAATGGCAACGTGTTAGATTTGATACTCCTCATTTGAAAGAGCCAATCATATATGACATGAACATATTACCCAAGGAAGAATTTATGCCGTATATGGAAAGTCACTTAAAATATATGCACGACTATCAAGATGATCAAGACAGAACAAAGTTTAGTTCATTAGAAGTAGAAAAATTTAGACGTGTGGTTGACTATATGCGTACAACAAACATTGAACCTGCTAAATTAGATCAAGGACGTAGAGATTTTTATCGTTGGTTTACAGAGTTCGATAAACGTAGAGACTGTAACTTAACTGAAACGTTTCCTGAATTAAAAGGGTTCTATAATGAATGTTCTAAAACCTAAGTACTACAAATACACACCTGGAGCAAATGATCAAGATAGGTTGTTTAAGGATTTACAAGAAGTATTAGTAAATGACAACAATAAAAAGCCTCTGCATATTAATCAAAATGTAAAGAATACAGAGTTCTGGGTCAAACGTGGCAAGAGAGAATGCACACTAGTATTGGGTGAAAGCTGGACATATGGTGAAAGCCTTGAAGGCCGTGTACAATCAGCATTAATGAAATGGGACTTAGATACACAGATAAGATACTGTTGGGGTACACAGGTTGCTACACTACTGGACACAGATTACTATCAGTATGCTATACCAGGAAACAACAATTTTTATATCTTTGGCAACGTAGAAAGATTACTAAAATATCTATCACCTCAATACGATAAAATATATTTGTTAGTACAAATGACAGAGCCAAGTAGAGAAGATATTGTTATCAACGAATTAGGTGATCATCCTATTGCTAGGTTATATGATATAAATTATGTAAGTGGCATGAGTGTTAAAGACTGGTGTGTTGAAAACGAACACATTTTTTACACACAATTAAACGATACTATTGCAAAGTTTAATAACGTAAAAGCCACTGCCTGGAAAAACTTTTGTACGCAACAAAATGAAAACTATTGGGGATTTACTATGATTAAAGAAACATGGATGGAATTTAGTGCTAGGATGTCTGGCTTTAAATTACAAAGTCCTGATTTTTATGTTGCGGCTTGGTTAAAGAACTTTGTAAGTGATTATCCTGTAGTTCAAGAAAATAAATATTTCAATAAGCAATTAGACAAGATTGAAGCGTCAAATAACTTTTTAAAACAAAGCCAAGATCATTGTCCTCACCCTGTAGCGGCCGCACACAAGGTTTGGGGATATAATGTCTATACACTGATGGACAAGTAATGAGTAAGACACTTTGCATACTACCCTGGATTCATATGTACGTCAATGCTGACGGAAGTGTGTTACCTTGTTGCATAGGTGATTACAAACAGCCTTTAGGAAATACACACAATCGTAGCATAGAAGATATTTGGAACAGTCATGAATATAAAACATTAAGAAAGCAATTACTTAATGGAGAAAAGCCTAGTATATGTAATCAATGTTGGAAACATGAAGAAGCAGGTAACACTAGCTCACGCATGAGTAACAATAAACGTTTCAAAGAAGAATTAAAATTTATAGAAACAACTAACGAAGATGGTAGCTTAGATGAAATGAATCTACGTTACTTTGATGTGCGTTGGAGTAACATTTGTAATTTTAAATGTAGAACGTGTAGTTCAACATATAGTTCTAGCTGGGCTCAAGAAGATAACTCAACAAAGTTTGCACCTGAAAAACCTGTTTATATATTTGCAGGAGGTAATAACAATGATAACCTGTATCAACAATTCAAACCTCATTTTAAAAACATAAAAGTATTTTACTTTGCAGGTGGCGAGCCGTTGCTTACTGATAAGCACTATGATATACTAGAACATTTAATTGAAACAGGAAATACTAAAGTAAGATTAGAATACAACTCAAACGTAAGTAAATTAAAATATAAAAAGAAAAGCATTATAGATTTATGGAATCAGTTCGAAGACGTTCAAGTAAGTGCTAGTTTAGATAGTTACGGACCAAGAGCAGAATATATTAGAGCAGGAACTGATTGGGATCTAATTACGACTAATTTAAAAGTAATACGTGAACAAGCACCTCATGTAAAAATAAGTTTTAACACAGTAGTAAGTATTTTTAATCTGTGTACACTAACAGACTTCTTAAATGAAATACAAAACGTAGATCCTAATAGTGCTAGTATGTATAACATTGTTGATCCACATTACTATAGTGTAAACGCATTACCTGAAGAATACAAGACTATTGCGTTAGAAAAGATACAAAAATATATGAATAGTAATCCAGGAAAATATAAGTGGCAACTAGAAGGTGTTGTACGTTATATTGAAAATAGTAAGTTTGATGAAAGTGCGTTAAAGCAGTTTAGAGCAAAGACTCAACACTATGACTTTATTAGAAATCAAAAATTTATTGAAACGTTTCCTGAACTTAAAAGTGTATTATAGGATCTGGTTTTTCATCAGGCTTTATATTAGTTTCGTAATAAAACATATCCAACCAACGTTGTTGCATATTAAACAAATGAAAATCCTTTTTATCATTACTTGCATCTCGCAATAGTTTGATCCATTTGTTTTGTGCTTCTTCTACTGCTCTATCAGTAGTGTCCTTCCAGTCGTGTTTAAATGTATCCTTTAGAAATACATAGTGTTCCATAGGACTAGGATGTCCGTCTTGAAAGTTTTTATGAACTGTTTTTCTATCTCTTTTAAATTTACTTTCAATATTATTGTTATATAATGTTTGATAAAAGCTAGGCAATATTTCTCCTAGACTAGGAGCATAGTATTTCATCATGTCATCTATTCTATGATTCTTATCCCGTGTTGCACCAGACCACTGATCTGTTTGCTCTAGTATATCACACATTTGTAGAAAGTGATATTGTGTTTTATGTTTTAGCATTTCATGTCCTGCTTTTATAAATGCTAAATCTCTTACGTATGCACCATACTCACTAAAGTAATCTCTTACAAATTCTTCTCTGTATTGTTTTTGTGAGTAAATATTACCTGGAGTCATCCAAGGTCCGTTTGGATCCTGCGGAACATATCTATCTTCTCTACAAACATTGGTCCATTGTACAATAACTAAATCTTCATGCGTAAAGTCATAAACAGCATCGGCCTGCATAAGCATATTGAATATAAAGTGATTACCTGCACCACTTCTACCAAAGTTTACAAAAGTACAGTCTAGTTCTTGCCCTAGTGCGTTTGCCCAGGTTCCCCACATATAGTGAGTAAAGCTACAACCAAACGTAAACAGTCTTTTTGGTTTGTTATGATATAATACTTTCTTACTCATCTGCTAGATCTCTCATTTTAAGTGCCACATTTTTAAACTTTTCTTTAGTATACTTACCTTCTAAAAGTGTTTTAAAGTTATGCACCAATACCTGTTCGTTTTTAAACTTCCATCGTATGTGTTGTTTTACAGTTGGTAATGTTCTAATGTAATCTATTTGTTTGCATACTTCTTTCCACAAAGCTCTCCAACGTTTTACAGGGTCATGGATATCATCAAAACTTAAATCAAACCAATCGTCATATAATTTATATCCGTAATCTACCATGCGTTTGTTAATGCCAGGTTGTCCCCATATAACAAAAGGTTGCATATGATATATGCTTCTAAAAGTTTTTTCACTCCAGAACAAACTAGTTCCATGCCAATCATTTACAAACGTTTCGTTTACTATTTGAAACAATGATTGATCATTTAGATCACTGTGTAATGCAGTTGCATGATTAGTTTTAAAATCTTCCGTGTCTACAATCAAAGGTAGATGTTTCTTAAAATTTTTTAATTGCTGAAAATTTACACCACTGTTTGGAAAAGGCATCTCAGTAAGATAATAATCTAAGTTCATACCTTTTAAACTTCCATGACTAACATACATATCTTTAAAATGTTTGCTGTTGAATATTTCCATAGCACTAAAAGTTCTGTGTGGTCTGTTTACCCTACTTAAACTTAATCCTAGTTTATTGAATTGAGGGTGATGGTATTTTAACTTTGTTCTTTTTACTGCGGTATTAATTCTTTTATCTACAATAGCATCAACGTCTATGTTCCCACTCAACTCGACTTCTGTTTGTCCAGCTGTGCCAAATATCATCTGTTCAAAGTTTAGATATGTAAACACGTTAATACTTGTTTTTATGTTATGTTCCATGTTATAACGCATGATGTTATCATTGTCTTTCATGTTACTGCTGGTAAAAAATATCCTGCGTGGATCTATGTCATACTTTTTAGCCATCTTATATAGAATATCAAAATACGGTTCTCCGTAGATAGTGCTAAATCCTTCAGTACTTGCATCAAAAAGAAAGAAACATTTCTTATCTTCCTTCATTTGATTTTGGACTTTTTTCTTAACATAGGTAAAAAAGTCAGTATCAGGGTACCATTTTGGATAGCCAATTAGCACAGTAATAACAGTGATATCGTCATGTACTATTTCATTCGTTCTAAAAGCCTTCTCCAATTCTACTGTAGTCTGAGTAAACTCGGGATCTTGTACAAAAGAGTTGAATCTTAAGAAGCCACGTATACGTTTCATATTAATAATCTTCCATAAATATTACTATATTTATATACGCATTTAATGGTAGGAGATTAGTGTGAAGATTAGTTTTATCGGATTGGGTAAACTTGGTTTACCTTGTGCAGAAGCAGTAGCACAAAAAGGACATACAGTAAGCGGTTACGACATAGTAAACGTAACTAGCGACACAATTAACGTAAAAGATAGCATAGCAGAAGCAGTAGCAGGTCAAGACATAGTGTTTGTTGCTGTACCAACACCACACGACCCAGCCTATGATGGCAGAGCTCCTACGGCTCATTTAGAACCCAAAGACTTTTCATATGACATTGTAAAAGAGTGTTTAGAAGAAGCCAACAAGTTTATGACAAAGAATCAACTGCTTGTTCTTATTAGTACAGTATTACCTGGCACAACACGTAGAGAATTTGTACCGTTAGTAAACAACACAAGATTTGTTTACAATCCATATCTTATTGCTATGGGTACAGTTGCTTGGGATATGATTAATCCTGAAATGATTATGATTGGAACCGAAGATGGAAGTGCTACAACTGATGCTAGAGAGTTAGTAAAATTTTATCAAAGCATTATGGAAAACAATCCACGTTACGAAATAGGTACTTGGGACGAATGTGAATGTATAAAAGTTTTCTACAACACATTTATTAGTACAAAGATTGGACTAGTCAATATGATGCAGGACGTAGCACAGAAGCAAGGCAACATTAATGTTGATGTTGTAACAAGAGCTCTTTCAAAGTCAACAATGCGTATCATTAGTAAAGCATATATGAAAGCAGGTATGGGCGATGGCGGTGCTTGTCACCCACGTGATAATATTGCTCTACGTTACATGGCACAAGAACTTGGACTAGGTTACGATTTATTTGATAGTGTAATGAATGCAAGAGAGAAACAAGCAGAAAACATGGCTATTGAAATATTAAAATACGGAAACAAGGTTCAGTTTAGTAGCGATAGTTATAAGCCAGGTGTTGATTATGTTGACGGTAGCTACAGTTTACTAGTACAACACTACATAAAAAAACATGGCGGTTATGTTGTAAAAGAAAAGCCAATGATCTATGTGTTGGTACATGAAGGAGATACAGTTCCTGATAACGTACCTGTGTTCGATCCTTGGAGAACATACAAAGGAACCAACGTAGTTTATTATGGAAACACAAGGAAAAACAAAGGTATAATTTGTGAGTAAAATACTAATAGCAGGTGATAGCAACGCACTAGGAGAATGGGGAACTATTGTTCCAGGACCTGCCTGTGCGAATCCTAATCACCCAGAAGTATTTCGTCCATGGAATAAAGAAAAATATTTAGAAGGCGATCATGCTAAACCCTTTCAGGTTGTTTGGCCAGGCTTTGGATATTACTTAGATCAAAAAGGACACGCAACAGTTAACTATGCGTTTGGCGGCTGTGGTAACTTTCAAGCATTATATAAAGTAGAAGAAGCACTAGGACTAGCACCTTGCTTTACAAGTCCTGTATTTTACAATCCTGATTGTATTGTATGGATGATTTCAGAACCTTGTAGAGATTTAAAACAGCTATCAGATGAAGCAGGGTTATATGACCTAGACAAGTACTACAAAGCATCAGATGATCTTGTACAAAATGCAAAAACAATTAAAGAAATAAATGACGGATTATTACAACACGCATTAGATGGTGCACAAAAAATATATGAAGAAACCAACATACCTTGGGTAATAATAGAAGGTTGGACCAAAGTAGAATTAAAAGAACACCACACATTTGTGAAACATATTCACAAAGACTGGATGGCCAAACTTATTAATAGACCTGTACCAATGTTTAGTAGTTGGCAGACTATAGATAATATTAGAAGGCGTAGACCTGACCTAACTGAAAGTGCGTCAGAAAGTTTACGTTTATTTCAACGACAAAAACCAGAGCTAGGTATTCCAGATATACCAGAAGGCCCTGACAATGAATTTAAAAGAATAGTTGATGATTACGAAGAAGTAATTAAGATTATGAATGAAAGTCCGTTGTTTCCTGATAACTGTCACCCAGATAGAACTTTACAGGAGCAACTGGCGTACGAGCTAGAACTTTATGTATGATGCAGTTTTTATAAGTTATAATGAACCTGACGCAGATGAAAGATATAAACGTTTACTAGAACGTTATCCTAATACAAAGAGAGTTCACGGTGTAAAAGGAATACACCAAGCACACATCAAGGCCGCAAAGAAATGTCATACAAAGATGTTTTGGGTCATTGACGGTGATGCAGACTTATTACCAGAATTCAATTTAGATCATAAAGTAAGTGATTATGATTTAGATTGTGTCCATGTTTGGCGTAGCCAGAATCCTATCAACAATTTAGTTTACGGGTATGGGGGTGTTAAACTCCTACCAAGACGACTCACCATGAACGTAGACGTTAGCAGTACTGATATGACTACCAGTATAAGTGATAGATTCAAGGCTATGCCAATCGTGAGTAACATCACTAGTTTTAACACAGATGAGTTTAGTACTTGGAAAAGTGCTTTTAGAGAATGTGTTAAGTTATCTAGCAAAGTAATACAAGGACAAGAAAATGAAGAAACAGAACAACGACTCAACGCATGGTGTACAAAAGGAGAAGAAAAAGAGTTCGGACTATTTTGTATACGAGGTGCTAGGAGCGGTCGTGACTTTGGTCATACTAATAGGACTGCACCTAGCTTACTAGCAAAAATAAATGATTTTGATTGGTTACAAGAACGTTTCCATATGGACGAGATGAATGATACCATTTAAGGATATTACAAAACTAGGACATAAGAATATGTTAGACAAAGGTGTGTTTAACGTAAGCTGGATCCTTGGACGTTTTTGTAACTATAATTGTAGCTATTGTTGGCCGTATGCTAGAAGCAGTACAGTTGACCACAGACCATTTGAAGTGTACACTAGAGCAATAGATGAAATAAAACGTCAAGCAAGAGCAAATGGATTTGACAAGTTTCATTTTAGTTTCAGTGGCGGAGAACCTACAGCATATAAAAAATTTATAGATCTAGTAAAACACTATGAGGATTATGAAAGCAAATATTTAAGCATACACATGACAAGTAATTGCAGTCCTGCAAAACGCTGGTGGCAACGCTGGCTCGACGCAACGCACATTATGGACAGAAGAACCATTACTGCAAGTTACCATGCTGAGTTTTCAAATGAAGAAGAATTTGGTGACAAGTTATTATTCTTACAGGATAATGATGTTGGTGTCACTATTAATCAGGTAATGGTACCTGAACATTGGGAGGAATATTATGATAGAAGCAATCGATTCATTGAACGTGGTCTTCACGTTACTCTTAAGCCTCAGTCTGATCCTACCGCTAGTTTTGTCGTTAGTGGTTATACTGATGCCCAAAAGAAAATATTACAAGAAGACAGTCAGCAAGATGAAAAACAAATGCGGTTACAAGATGTTAATGGAGTAGAGTATTGGGTTGACCAAGCAGAAAGATTAAATGCTTTTGGCTTCAACAAGTTCAAAGGTTGGAACTGTTGGGCTGGTTATCAAAGCTGTATTATACGAGAACCAGGCGGAGAAGTAAAACGTGCATATAGTTGCCATGATGAGCCTCTAGGCACGTTAGACGACGGATTTGAGCTGTTTAAAGCACCAATGCCGTGCATAACTCCAACCTGTGTTAGTAGTGCAGATAGCAAAATACCAAAAGAAAGGACGATAAGTAATAGTAATGGACTATAGAGATTTAAGCCAATTCGGAAATCAAGTAGAATTAGAAACAACAACAGATGCAGAAATGCTGGTTGCTTGGGCTAATGACTTTGACTGGCAAAAATACAACCCACGTAAAGATGTTAATCGTTGGGGACTGAGTGTTACAAGTTCAGACGGTACTTTTAATGGTATTGATTTAGATAGCTTGTATGAATACAACAAGGAGCATGGTACAGAGTACGGAGAAAAGGACTTTAACAAAGCAACTCCTGTACTAAACAAACAGATACACGATTTGTTATTACCATGGGAAGGACATTATTACAGAACACACTTTTTAAAATTTGGTCCAGGTGGATTCTTTCCTCCACACAGGGATTGGGATTACAGCGGAGAGGCCATTGATACGTTTAGATTAATAATGCCATTACGTAATGTAAATCCTCCACAGTTTAATTTTATATTAGAAGGACAACAGTTACATTGGGAAGTAGGTAGAATGTATTTCATAGATACTTTGAAAATGCACTACTTGTTCAACAGTAGTTTTACAGATAGTTACTGGCTAATAGTAAATGTTGCCGCCAATGACGAAACAATAGAAGCAACAATGCGAAGGTTCAATCAAAAGTAATGTATAACCTAACGGATATAAGAGCAATTCATTTAGAAGTGACTAGTCGCTGTCAGGCAAAGTGCCCTATGTGTGCTAGAAGAATGAATGGCGGTCCGTTAAATCCTTTTATGGGCTTAGATGAAATAAACATTGACAAATTTATGGAATGGTTTGATGTAGATTTTATTAAACAGTTAAATCATTTAGGAATGTGTGGTAACTTGGGTGATCCTATAGTTGCAAAGGACACACTACAGATATATGAATACCTACGTGAGTCAAATCCTCACATGGGATTACAAATGCACACCAACGGCAGTGGTCGTACAGACAAATGGTGGAAAGAATTAGCAAAATTAAAAGTAAATGTTGTGTTTGGCATAGATGGCCTGGCAGACACACACGCAAAATATAGAATTAACACAGACTGGAAGAAGATCATACACAATGTTATGACCTTTGTAGACGCAGGTGGAAAAGCAAGATGGGATATGCTGGTGTTTGAACATAATCAACATCAGATAGATGAATGTAGAGAACTATCTAAACGTTTAGGTATGGAAAACTTCTCTGTCAAGCACACTACACGTTTCAAAGACGGAAAGTTTGCTGTGTTAAATGAACAAGGACAACAAATAGATACTTTGTATCCATCACAAAAGAGTAAAGAGATGACCAGCAAAGTAAAACAAGCATCTGCAGAAACATTACCAACCATAAACTGTAAAGCAGTTAAGGACAGTATGTTATACGTAAGTGCATTAGGTACAGTTACTCCTTGTTGTTGGTTAGATCAACAATTTTATCCACCGTCACACGAGAATCGTATAGACTATTTGAATAAAATTAAGATATGGCCAAACTTAAACGACACTAGCTTGAAAAGTATCTTTGCAAGTGGGTACTTTGATCTTATTGCAGGGTGTTGGAACAGTACAGGACTTAAAGAGTGTTCAAAACAATGTGGTAGTTTTGACAAATTAAACGAACAGTTCGTGGAGAGATCATGAAAATATTAGTAGCAGGATATGGAACAGTAGGAAAAGCACATGAAACATATCTAAGACCTTCCTTTGATGTTGAGATATACGATCCAATGAAGGGCTATAACGATATAAGCAAGGACATAGACGGAGTAATCATATGTACAGCAACACCATCATTTGAAAATGGTGCTTGTATAGTAAACTCTGTGTATGATGTAATAAGCAGAGTACCTAACGTGCCTATAATAATTAAAAGCACAATAAGTTTAGAAGGTTGGAAGGCAATAAAACAAGACTTCCCCAAACATGATATTACATTTAGTCCGGAGTTTTTAAGAAACAAAACAGCAACAGAAGATTTAGCTAATTCAGAATATTTTATGTTAGCAGAAGGTAACACACAGTTTTGGAGTACAATATTAGTAACTATGTTTGGTACGCCAACAATTAACCTTTACAATAAAGCAGAAGAATTAATACTTGTTAAATATTTCCGCAACAGTTTTCTAGCAAACAAGGTTGCTTTCTTTAATCAAGTTTATGATCTGTGTAAAGCTACAGGTGTAGACTATGATAAGGTTGCTGAAGGTGTAGGAAAAGATAGACGAATAGGTTCAAGCCACACAGAAGTTACAGAGGAAAGAGGCTTTGGTGGTCATTGTTTTCCTAAAGACATACAAGCAATAATTTATACTGCAAAACAAAACGGCGTTGACTTAACTTTGTTACAAGAAGCATTGGAGTATAATAAGAAAGTTAGAAAATGAGATTATTATTAGTAGCAATTTTTATGTGTATTATAGTTTCGGTAGGAGACAGTAAAGCATTAGATTTAAAACAGTTTTACAAAGAACCTTTAACAGAAACTGATAAGGCAGGTATCATTGCTTTTAATATATTACAAACAATAGATATGTTACAGACTTTAGAAATAGCAAACAATGACAACTATTATGAAAAGAATAAAATATTAGGTAAGCACCCAAATGAGTTTCAAGTTATAACTTATTTTATTGCTAGAGGATTTGCACACTATGAAGCAACAAAGATGATACCTGAGAAATATAGATCCATATGGCATACGTATAATGTTGTTTATAATTATGATGTTATTAGAGATAATCACAGTATAGGAATAAGAATAGGCTTTTAATGAAAATAGATATACACGATATAAAGTTCTGGATGGACGCAATACGTAACAGCGAAGATAAAGAACGTACACTTGAGAGTTTCTGGGACGGTCAGATTAAAAGTAAGCTCTGGCTAATTGAAGCACTTGAAAAACACAAGTCTATTAGAAATGCAGAGTTTGTAATACATGGCGGTTGGAACGGAGTACTAGCTTGTATGATGTTCAATAGTGAACTAGGTTGCAAACACATAACAAGCATTGACATAGATCCTAAGTGTAAAGAGATAGCAAGTACAATGAACAAACGTTATGAGATGGAAGGTAAGTTTGAAAGTGTAACTGCTGATATGTGTGAATATGAATATACTAGAGAGCCTTACTTTGTTATCAATACAAGCTGTGAACACATCACACAAGAACAATACAACACTTGGTTAGACAAAGTACCAGATGGAGCACAAATTATTTTACAAAGTAACAATTACTTTGAATTAGATGAACACGTAAACTGTAGCAAGGACCTTAAAGAGTTTGAATGGAAAAGTAAATTAAATGTATCTGAAAAAGCAGAACTTGAACTGCCTAAGTATACAAGGTATATGTTAGTTGGAAGGAAAAACAAATGAAAGTAAGGGTAGGAGTTAGAGGTAGTGAACTAGCATTGTCAATGGCAGAAATAGTAACTAGAAAATTAGAACAACTAAACTGTACTGTAGAAATTGTTCCAATCAAATCAGATGGAGATATCCACGAAGATAAAGTTATTGCTGATATAGGTGGCAAAGGAGTGTTTTGTAAACGCATAGAAGATGAATTGTACAATGGTGCTGTTGATGTAGCTGTACACAGCACAAAGGACTTACCAACTGTAATGCCAAAAGAGTTAATACTTGCGGCAGTATTAAAACGTAACGATCCAAGAGATTGTTACTTGGGTAAATTCTTTCCAGGTGCAAGAGTAGGAACAGGTAGTCCAAGAAGAATAGCACAACTTAAAAATAACTTTAAGGTAGACTTTGAGATAAAACATATCAGAGGAAATATTGCAACACGCATTAAGAAATTAAATGACGGTGATTATGATGCCATTATTTTGGCAAGAGCAGGACTTGAAATACTAGGATTAGAAAAATATATAACACATACATTTGACTTTGATAAAATGTTACCAGCGGTTGGACAAGGTGTTATTGCTGTACAGACACGTACTATGAGCCCTTACACAGCTCTAGTAAGGCAAATAAACCACTTGGATACATTTTATAGTGTATTAGCAGAACGTACAGCATTGAAGTTCTTAGACGGTGATTGTCATAGTGCAGTAGGAGTACTTGCACAGGTAGTAGGAGATTGTATTACACTAAAAGGAATCAACTACGAAAACATGAAACAGTCTACAGTTACAGGAAAGATATTGGAATATAAACAAATAGGTGAACAAGTAGGATTAGCAATAAAATGAGTAAAACATTTTGCCCACTACCCTGGATACATTTAGCGACACGACCTAACGGAGATGTTAGAGTTTGCTGTACTGCCAATGCCAGTGGTGCGGGTAAACAAGATGAAAAGACAGCAGGACTTGTTAAGAAAGATGGTATTGCTATGAACCTACGTGACCATACAATAGAAGAAGTATGGAACAGCGAACACATGAGAAGAACAAGACTTCAAATGCTCAATGGCGAAATACCTGCTAGTTGTACTAAATGCTTTAATGAAGAAGCAAAAGGTATTTCAAGTAAACGCCAATGGGAAAGTGCAGAATGGAAAGAACGTTTAGACTTTGATAAACTTATTGCAAGTACAAAGGAAGATGGTACTGCACCTGTAAACATTCCTTACTTCGATTTACGTTTAGGTAACCTATGCCAATTGAAATGCGTTATGTGTAGTCCACATGATAGTTCAAGTTGGATTAAAGAATGGAAACTACAGTATCCGCAGTATAAGAACAAGGACCTAGTTGCTGACCAAGGTTGGGACGATCAATATGATTATACCTGGTATAAAAAAGGATCGTTTATAGATTCAATGAAAGACCAGGCACAGCATATACAAGAACTGTACTTTGCAGGCGGAGAACCGTTACTAATACCTGAACATTATAAAATATTAGAGTTTATGGTCGACGAAGGATATGCAAAAAATTGCAACCTACGATATAATTCAAATGGATTAGAATTACCAGACAAGTTATTTAAACTATGGGATCATTTTAAGGAAGTACGTTTTAATTTTAGCATTGACGCATATGGTGAACGTAATGATTATATACGTTACCCAAGCAAGTGGTCGGACGTTGAAACCAACTTAAAGAGATTAGATCAAAATACAAAGGATAATACGGTTATCAATATTGCCTGTGCAATACAATTATTAAACGTAGGTTACATAGATGAATTAGCTGAATGGAAAATGGATCAAGGCTTTAGCAAGATTAATCCATCAATGTTTGGCGGCGGAATCATAGGAACGCATTTGGTTTATTTGCCATCGTACCTAAATGTACAAGTACTACCACAAGAAGCAAAACTATGGGCTAAACAAAAGATTGAAAATTTTATTGACAGACAGAAGTTTAATTTAGAATTTAATCAACACCCATACGGTGCTCAACGTTGGAGAGGACTAATTAAATACATGATGCAAGATGATTGGGGAAACAAACTTCCTGCACTACAAGAATACTTAAAGATAACAGATGAAAGACGTGAAACAGACTTTAGAAAAACATTTCCAGAGCTTGGGAGATATATGTAATGGAATATAAAGGACTAATACTAGGACAACAGACTGACGTAAGTGTAGACACTGAACACTGGAAGTTTGGCACAATTAAAGACGGAGTCAAGTTAATTGACAACCTTTTATATTATAGTGCGTTTAGTCTAGGATATGACGACCATGGTATCATTGATAAAGTATGTACTAGAATGAAAGGATTCAAACACGAGACAGGTGACAGTTTGTTTTTTGGTCATTCAGGACCAGCTGTAAATTCACCACACATTGATTTAGCAAATAGATTGTATAACATGACCGATGGATACAGACCTGTGTTTGCATTATCAGGAAGTGACGGAGTAGAAGTTGCTATCAAGTTAGCCTTTGCATATCATCAAAGATGTGGAAATACTAGAAAGAAAATAGTATCATTTGACGATGCGTATCATGGATCAACTTTACTGTCAATGAGTGTTGGAGATGTACACTTTCAAAGTGCATACTACGGAATGGATCCATATCAAAACGTAATTAAATTATCACGCAATAATTTAGAACAGGAAGTTGATTGGGACGATGTTGCTTGTATCGTTGTAGAAACTTGTCCACATGATCAAGATATATCACCTTATGGGTATGACGTTTGGAATAAAGTAAATGAGATACAAGCCAAACATGATGTACTCGTAATCATAGATGATGTGTTTATGGGTGGCGGTAAAACAGGAGACTTCTTTGGTTGGAGTAAACAACCTGTTAAGCCTGATCTATTTGTAATGGGCAAGGCAATTACAGGAGGCTTCTTTCCGTTATCAATGGCTATGTTTAATGAGAAAGTACATGAAAAAATAAAAGACGGAAAGTGGTTACATGGACACACATACAGTATGACCCTGTCAGGTGTATTGTGTATGGACGAATACTTAAACGTTTTAGAAAATTACAAGTATATGGATAACGTTAATAATGTTATAGAACTTGCAAGACAGAATTTATCAATCGATGGTTGGAACATCAGCGGAAACTTTGGCACTACTTTTATGATAAACAAAAGTGATAAGCATTTTAGGTTTATTGTACCTATTAATGCAGACCAAGAATACTTTGATGCAATACCAGATACGTTAAAAGAAATGGAAAAGGTACACGGATTATGAGAGTAGGAATCACAGGACATTTGTCAGGACTAGGTAAAGAACTTTATACACGCATACCAGATAGTATAGGATTTGACTTAGGCAGTCATCATGACATAAAAAATCCTGATCCTTGGATTGACGCCTTATTAAGTTGTGACGTTTTTATTAACAATGCGTATGATGGATTTCATCAAGCTAATATGTTAGAAAAAGTTTTTTTAAAGTGGATGAATGAGGATAAAACAATTATAAACATTAGCAGTACTGCTTCTGAAATAAAACATATAAATTATCAAATGGGATTTTATCCTATACATAAAAAAGCACTAGACGAAGCCTGCATGAGATTACAACACATAGAGAAAAAGTGTAGAGTAGTAAATATTAAAATAGGTTGGATGGACACGCCTATGACAGAAGGATTTGATACAGCTAAATTGCCCGTTGATGGTGTAGCCACAAAGATTATAGATGTAATGAATGATAAAGATATAACATCAATAACAATAGAAGGTCCATGGCAAAAGTGGGATTACTAAATGAAACTAGTATACAAGGACATTACAAAAAACGATTGGTTCTTAGTTAGTTGGACACTATCTAATAAGTGTAACTATCGTTGTGAGTACTGCCCCGACATACTACACAATGGTAGCACAGGACAACCACGTTGGGAAACTGTAGAACGTTTTATAAAAAATTTAAAAGTAAACAAGGATATCTGTTTTAGAATAAGTGGTGGTGAACCTACGTATTGGAAACACTTTATAGACATGGCAAAGTGTGCCAAGGAGCAAGGACATAAGTTTACATTTGTAAGTAATGGAAGTCAAAAGCCAGAGTACTTCAAACGTATTGCACCCTATACAGATGCTATGATGTTAAGCTATCATAAAGCATACGCAGATCCAGAACATTTTATAAAAGTAATAAATGAAAGCGGAATCAATACAGTTGTAAACATGATGTTATTGCCAACAGACTTTGAAGAAGCATTTAAGATATCAGAACTAATTTATAGCAATACAGATATAGCAAGTATTGAGCCTAAAGTTATTGTAGATAAAACATCTAGTGAAAGTATTACAAATGAAGTTGTTACATATACACAGCAACAAAAGGATACAATTAAGAATTGGCCCTTTAGTAGAGATATACATTTCGGAGATGTACACAGAGGCGAAATGCAATTACAATACAATGACTGGTTCAAGGATAGCAAAGACGTAGACGCTAATCAACTAATACTAGAAGGTAAGAACAAATTTGTAGGTTGGAAATGTTGGGCAGGTGTTGACGGAGTAAATATAGATATGTGGGGCAATATGTATAGAGCAGACTGTCAGTTCGGTGGAGCAATAGGTAATTTAGAAAGATACAAGTTGCCAACAGAACCTATAGTATGTGGTAAAAGCATTTGCAGTTGTCTAAGCGACATATACATTAAGAAAGAACAAGTAGCAGAACTATGAGCAAAATATTAGTAACAGGAAATCCTAACTACGAAGGTTTATGCAAAGGTATCTATGAAGCATATAATCATAATAGGGTAGAGTTCATTGGCAGATGGAATGACTGGGATCTAGGAGACTTTGAAAAAGTCGCCAACTATGCGAAAGACTTTGATGTATTTGTAAACAGTCAGTATGGTCCTGATGGAGAACAGGTAGATATATTAAATGCTGTATACGATAAGTTTGAAAGAGGACATATAATTAATATCAGCAGTACAACAAGTTTCTGGGGTGACGGTTATAGTCCGGAAGGGTATCTTGAAAACAAAACTGCACTTGATAAAAGAAGCAAAGAACTTTGTAAGAATGTATGTTGGGGTAATAGTAAAATACGTATGAGCAATATTGCTTTTGGTCAACTAAATTCTAAAACACAAAAATTAAAAGACGATAAACACAAAATTAGTTTACAACAAGCAGGGCAACTTGTTAAGTGGGTAATTGATAGTCCTACTTACACCAACGTTCACTATATAGCACTTGATCCTATACAAACAGATCTTTAAGTTCAGGACAATAATCTAACACACTTGTATTTCTAATCTTATCTAGATCTTTAGTATAGTTTACAAACAAGTCTATATGTTTACCTAGTTCCTTATCTTGTTCATATGTAATCTTAGGAAATCTAAAATCAATCTTATCTAGTATCTCGTTAGGTAATATTCTAGGATTCAAGTAAGGCGGTTTAGCAACTACATTATTAAAATATATTTCCCAGTTGTCTTTTTTATTTTCTTCAAACCACCACCATATCTTATCTAGGTGTGCAATATTATATGCCATAACAGTTACAGCAATAATAATTCTATCAAAGTCGTACTGCTTTAGGTTTTCATTTAGTTGATCAAACGTAAAGTTCTTTCCACCTCTAATGTATTCATACAGCTTACCTGTTCCTTCTAAACTTACTGTCCATTTAGTTTCGCCAAAGTGTCTAGCAAGTTCCTGTATTTCTTCATCAACGATCGTACCATTCGTTGTCCAGTCAAGTGTAACATTTTTTGCAACTCCTAAGTCTATAAACTTCTGCAATATCTTTTTGTTTGCAGGCTCCATGTAAGGTTCTCCACCCTTGATACTTAGATAACGTAAGTTCATAAATGGTGTGGGATCCTCGAATAATTTTTCTATGATCTGATCGCTTTTATTAGTGTAACCAAATTCTGGATCGTCAGTTCTTCTAAAATACGGGTTACCATTTTGTGCAAGTTTAAGATCGTCCTTGACCCAAGCACTAGAATTGATACCGTCACACATACGACATTTTAGGTTACATATATTACTCATATTAAACTCCAAAAAGTAGATATCTGTGAAGTCTTTTGAGTAATCATATCCCTTGTCCTTAACCATAGGATTCAAAATATCTTCAAAAAATTTACGCCTGCTATGACCCACAGAAGCTTCTTTTAAAGCACATTGTTCGCACTCGGGCGGTAACACTCCACTACGGATAGAATCACGTGTGTATGACGCTGTATAGCTGTTTAAAAGGTCATTTAAAGGTGTTTGTAGCACGTTTCCGTAACGTTTTAAGTACACTCCGTCCGGTACTATATCACCGTTAAAACGTACCAAAATACTATGCCAAGGTGCCAAGCATTTCATCATATTTCTCTCCAAAAGCACTCCTTAGATCACTATCCAATTTCTTGTGTATATCTAACGGTTCGTGCAATCCTACGTTATCCCAATCTATAAGATACATATTATCTCCGTCAATTAAGATGTTACTCAACACCCAATCATAATGCACATAAGGTGACGTTTGTTTAATGCTGTCTATACAGAAGTCATATATCTTTCTAACAAACTCCGGGGTATGTTCAAATGTATTTGCAGGTACACCTGGAACTATATGGTAATCAATCCATGTTGAGTTTGTAGTTACTCCACAATCAATTACCCAACCCTCCATTACTGTATTCAATACCGCAACGTGTTCTTCCATCATTTCTTGATGTACGCCTTCCCAGACTTTTCTATATCTATCTTCTAGCTTATAGACCTTACGTTGCTTTTCTTTGTTCTCTTTAATTAATTCCATAATACCCTGCTACTTCTGGTAAGTAATCTTTTATGTTTACGCCTCTGTGTTTATCTAACACTCCTATCCACTTTCTAAATTCGTCTTGCTTTTCTATGCTTGTTGGTTGTGACATCCAATAATCAAAATGCTTTATGTTATCCTTCATAGCCTGAGGTGCATTTTTAATATGTAAGCTATCAGGTGTCATTAATAAGTTATCAAATATTTCTAGGTCGTTAGCCTGTGCGTATTCTATGTAAGTGTCGTGATCTAGTACATTCATTATTTGTACTGTTGGTCCTAAACTTACATCAGCTACTTCTCTAAACTTGTTTAAGTTGTATTCGATAGTATCCCAATCACTGCCCCAACGTATGTAATCGTTTGTTTTACCTATACCGTCAATGCTAAAGTTCATGTTAACACGATCAAATCTTTTTAATTCGTTAAACACCTTAGGATTGAATAGTGTACCGTTAGTGTTAAATCTTACTTCCACTGAAGGGTCTAGTTTTCCTAAGAACTTGTTTAAGCCCTTGACCATCATAGGTTCACCACCTGTTAGGTATACTTCTCTTAGATTAGGATTACGTGCAAGTGTTTCGCCTTGTTCATCAGTATACCAATTATACAATCCGTAATCAAACCAACCCCATGGGCTTTCTTGACCTTTAGCTTTTAGCTCGTTGTGTTCTTCATACAAGCTACTTGAACTACCAGGATAGCACATAGTACAACGTAGGTTACATTGATTACCAAACCGTATGTCTAAATGGCTTATGCCTGGACCATACTCTCTTGGTCTTTGACGCATACTTGGTTTACCTGCTAGTTCCATAAGCTCACATTTTTGACAAGCCTTTGGAAACTGATTGTTTGCTAATTGTTCTCTAGCCTTTGTAGGAGTTTCACTAGCTAACCATTCTTCAGGAGACATATCGTTTATGTTTTCTTTATTAGTCTTTTCTGTACTAATACAACACATACGGAACTCTCCGTCAGGACGTATCATTGCCTGATGTTCTAAATATTTACACTTCACCGCAAGTTACCTCACAAATTTTAAATCTCTTGTTCATAGGATCTGTTAATGTATTACTTTCTAATATATCTGTTAGTGGCATATCGTTTACGTTTAACCATTTAATAGTGTTTATGTCTTTACCATACGGACTGTTTAGGTCTTTAGGATATCTATCTGCTAGTGTATAGCAACATGGAAACACTTCGCCCATATGGCTTATTTGTATCTTGCCTTTTTTCTGCCACTTACAAGTAATACAACCTTTATCAAATCCTTTTTCTAATAATCCTTCAACACGTTTTACGTTATCTAAATGTTTCTTTTCATATGTAATAGTACGTGCAGTATCCTTCTTACTAGCCTTAAACTGCTCCATAGCTGTATTTACTACACTATCTATAGCACTAAACGTATAACCGCCATTTATATCAAACGCACCAAAGCCCATGTCTTTGCTTAACTGTTCTGCTTCTTCTAGTTGGTGTGCATTATGCTTGAACACTAGCATACGCCAACGTGCAAGTCCACCTGCGTCTATGAATGCTTTTGCATTTTCCATAACCTTGTGCCATTGTACATTACGTCTATACAGATGATTAGTATCCTCCAATCCGTCTATGCTAAAAACAACATGGGTTGGAAATGGAAAGGGTTTCAAACATTCTGCCAACTCTGCAAAAAATTGAGGACCATTCATTCCACCGTTAGTATGTATATGTATTTCAGGCATCTTATAATTACGCAAATAATTTAAGCACTCAAATATATAAGGGTTACGTAGTGGATCTCCATACGCACCATTTAAAACAATCTTGTTTATATTTTCACATATCTCCTCTGTAAACAATTTCTTCCATGTATTAGGCTTCATGTGTTCGAGAGGCATCTGTGGATTAACTTCTGTACCACCTATATTACGACTGCAATTCCCACACATAGCATTACAATAGCTCGTAAAGTCAACAGTTATTGTATCTATGTCCTTTGGATTTAAATATGGCATACTACTATTTAAGCTCAAAACTGAGCATTTAACTGGGACCTGGCGGTAAATATTACTATGAAACATCTCATGTCATTCCACAAAGAAAACGGTAAAATCATTAACAAACAATACCCAGATCTATTTGACGTACAATGGTTACTTGAAGAATCACAGTGGCCTTACTTTCATTTAAGTGCATTAGACAAACAACCTTTTAATGGTATGTATGTAGAAGCAGAAAACTTAATTGATAAGTTTCACAGTCATAGGGATGATTACGGACATGGTTGGAAGAGCCTTACACTACACGGACTTAATGAAGATACGCAATCGCTAAACAGTTACGGACTAGAACGTGACGAAGTTTTAAAACAATTAGATTGGACTTGGGTAGCAGATAACTGTCCCGAAACTAAAAAGTTTTTAACAGATGTATGGCCAGCAGAATATCTTAACAGAGTAAGATTTATGTTATTGGAACCAGGTGGATACATTATGCCACACCAAGATCGCAAGGACGAAGAAAAACGTTTAAGTGTATGCAACATCAGTTTAAATAATCCTGAAGGTTGTGTATTTGTAATGAAGGACCAAGGTATAGTTCCTTTCAAAGATCAAGGTAGTGCTTTCTTAATGGATATAAGCAACGTACATAGTGTATGGAATCAAAGCGACAAACCAAGAATACATATGATAATACATTCTGAAATAGGTAGACGTGCAAGAGACTTCTTCTATATTTTAAGAAAAAGTTATTACACGAATAAGGATAGACTGCATGAAGGATTGGAATAGTCTATCAGTAGATAGATACTACGAGGATTTATCAAACAATAACGAAGTAGGTATAGGTATACTTGACATATCTCGTGATATAGAAAGCGAGTTTGTAAGTAAACGTACATTCGACATGACATACTTTTATGTTAATCGTATGTTAAAAATGAAACTAGCTTCATACGTTGGCTTTGATAGTAGTGTAAAACAGTTATTAGAAAATGCAATACAAAAGAATAAAAAATATTGCATGATTGCTTGTCAAGGTCTTTTGTTATTTAGAGGACCTAGTTTAGTTACAAAAAGTTTAGAATACGCAAAAGACAAACCAGACTTTTTTGTAGTTGGACATATCATGGACAAGAAAAGTCAACACCATTATATAACACATGGTGCTTATCCCGGATTGCACAGACAATACCTATTTGTTAATTTAGACAAATGGACAGAACTAGGAAAGCCAGAGTTTGATGAACTAGGCATATTCCATGATAGAAAACCTACATACAGAAATGTAACGTTCAGTAAAAATACAGTAAACAGTGAATACACTCCAGCTTGGGTAAGATCAGATACAGGCGAATCTAAATGGGAAATAACATCAGACGGTAGCAACTGGATTGACCTAGCTTGTAGAAACAATATTCAAATAGACAACCTTACTTTAGATATGCGTGAGTGCAAGGTATTCTTATATCCATACAATAAAAGCAAGTCATTAGAAAAAGTATGGTTAAACAAACGATATGATCCTATAGTAGATACATTAGAGTATAATCAAAAGGCGTGGATACGCAAACTAGGATATCAAGAAGAAATTGAAAAGGATAGAGTATATGCGTTTAACACAGAAACATTATCAGCAGAAGGTAAACGCACAGGAACTATAGATCACTTGTTTAGTGCGGCCGCAGGCTTTAAGCCTTTAGCAATATTAAACACAAACGGATTCAACGAACTTACAAGGGTACACTACTTTGATTGGTGCGATGCTAGTTTACTATACAAAAGACACCTATTAGAGACGTGGGATGGCTTGGATTTACACCTATGGCTACTGGAACACGACCTAAAGTATAACTTCAGCTCAACGTATAGAGGCAATTACGAGTCATATTGGCATCAAGAATTAAATGAATTTGGTGGTGCAATAGCATTTAAACAGTTGTGGGATAGGTATGTAGAACTTGAACATAACTTCTACAAAATAGATATTGTTAACGAAAGTGAAAACTTGTTTAACCTTATACAAGCCCAACAGGGTAACAAAGTATTATGGACCACAAACATTTGGTCAAGCGAAATGTTACATTGGAATGAAGAGCCGGAGCAGTTAGAATTAAAGTATAAAAAGTTTAAAGGACTTATTCCTCCAGACCTTACATTGTACGGACATGATTACGTGGCTATGGATCTAAACGAAAGTATAAAGAATGATTATACCCATGTGAGGTACAGATGAAAAAGAAAACACTAGCATACGTTATTGGCGGTGAAGCTAGACTAGTAGCAGAAACATACAAGCAAGATGAAATCTATAAACAGTTATGTGAGAAGTACAAGGTACACACATACATACACAGTTGGACACAAATTGGTAAGTGGACCAAAGACAATGAGAAGTATCGCTACGGTGACGGTACACGCCCAGAAACATCTGCGGTAACAAAATACTATCCGCCCGATTGGGAGATAGTAAAAAATAACAAGGAAACTATTCTTAATCAGTATAGCATATACAATCCTAAGTTTATTGAAGTAGAAGATTACGATCCTAGTTTTAATGTTGACAATTTTCCTTGTGGACAATATATTAGCAGAGCCAAAGCATTTAGAAGCATAGCTGGTTTTAATTTAAAGAATGCAAACAAGTATGATTATGTTTGGCTAGGAAGATCTGATGCGGCAGGCAAAGGTCCGTTGCCTGAATTCCAAGAAGGTAAGATACATTGTCCAGAGATAAGTTTTGATGACGATTGCTTTAGAGCTGAGGATTGGTACTATGCAGGTCCGTACGAAATGTTTAAGAATTTACTTCCGTGGGCTGATGATCCTTTAACATCAATAGAGTCAATTCAAGAAAATCCCTGGCTCATGGAACTTGGAGAACGCAGGGTAAAGAATACACATATTTGGCAAGCCATACTAACTGGTGATGCAGGAGAAAATATTTTCCTAAGAGATGAGATAGAATGGAAACTGTTAACTTACTAATATTAGACTTTGATGGTACGTTGGCAGACTGTAAGCCATTACACCAACAGGCCTTTAGAAGGGCTTGTACCAAAGTCAACAATGCAATACAATACACCGACGAAGAAGTCGAAGGAATGCCTACCTTTGGTAAGATAGAACATATCAAAGCAAAAGGTTACAAGTTTGATGAAACCTTGTTAATGGATCTTAAACAAGAATATACAATGAACGATTTAAGCAAGTATATCAAGTTTGATCAAGAACTTAAAGATATATTTGTTAGATTAAGTAAAAAATATAAACTTGCAGTTTGCTCAAATGCAACACGTAAGTTTGTTGAAAGAAGTTTAAAGATACAAGAGTTAGATATGTTTGATCCTGTATTAACTGCAACGGAACACAGAGCAAAGCCTGAAGTTGATATGTACTATTATGCTATGTATCATTATGGAGTTGCACCTACACAAACAGTTATATTCGAGGATAGTCCCGTTGGTATACAAGCCGCAACATCTACTACGGCTACCGTAAAACAAGTAAGTAATGTAGAACATTTAAAGAGGTTATTAAATGAGTATTAAGTTAATAATGCCTATGGCAGGCGAAGGAAACAGATTTAAAGAAAAAGGATATGATACACCTAAGCCTTTAGTTCCTGTAAAAGGAATTCCTATGTTTCAATATACTGAACAACAGATAGGTATTGATTTTGATGAACGTATTTTTATAGTACGTAAGGATCATAATATCACAGACACAATAAAAGATTTATATTCTAATGCAACAGTTATAGAGTTGGACGAACTCACAGAAGGTACTGCTTGTACACTATACAAAGCCAAAGAGCTATTTGCTGAAGGCGATAGTGTGTTTGTTAGTAACTGTGATCAGAGTGTAGAATGGGATAGCAATAAAGTTAGAACAATTATAGACAATGGCATTGACGGACTTATAGCAACGTTTGAATGTCCTGACAGAAATCCTAAATGGAGTTTTGCAAAAACTGTCGCAGACAAAGTTGTAGAGGTTGCAGAAAAGAAAGCAATATCAGATAGAGCTACAGTAGGATATTATTATTGGCGTGATGCTGGACAGATGTTTAGAAACATAGATCAAATGATAGAAGCCAATGATAGGGTAAACAATGAATTTTACACTTGCCCTGTGTATAACTACACTATAAAGGAAGGTGCGAATGTTTGTGCATTTGACGTAGTGTCAATGCAAGGTATTGGAACACCAGAAGATTTAGAAAGTTACGTAAATGAAGATTAATTACTTAAATGATTGGGCCATAGAGCTAGAAGATTTAAATCTAGCAGATGTTGATATTGCTACTGCAAAAGAGATAGCAAGTTTAATTTTATCTAATATGGTAGTTGTGGTAAAGAATCAAACTCTTACACCAGAGCAGGAAGTTAATTTTTGTAAACACATTGGTAACGTACAATACATACTAGATCCTACGAAGCCCAAAGAAGGGCAACGCACAGAACATCTAGCAGTTGGTAATCATATACTTCGTGTTACAGGACAAAAGAATGACAAGGGTGAAGAAGGATTGTTTGGACATACATCTGCATTAGATTGGCACGCCAACCAGGCAAGTAACTATGAACGTGATCCTTTGATATGGTTATACGGAGTTGAAGGTACTAAAGGTAGCAAAACAAGTTGGCTTAATAATATTGCTAGTTACGAAGCAATGAGTGACTCGCTTAAACACGAAATAAAAGACTCGTTAATAACACTAGGATATAAAAGCGGATCATACAGTCCTAGCAAGTTCTTTATAGAACATCATGCAGAAGATAAACCTTTTAGTTTGGTACACACCAATGACGCAGGTAAGACAGGTATGTATTTTCCTTTCTTGCAAATACTTGGTATGCCAGGAAAAACAAAAGACGAATTTGAAGACCTAATGGGTAGGCTTATAGAACACGTTACACAACCACAGTTCATCTACGATCATCATTGGGAAGATGGTGATGTTGTAATTAGTGAACAATGGTTAAGCATACACAAACGTTGGGCATACGAAAAGATGGAAGATAGAATACTTCACAGAATAGCATTTAATTATGAAAACATATTATAAACTTTTAGAACATAGTCCGGACATGGACCTAACAGATTTTTACAAGGAAGCGGCCGAACAGGGTTACGTAAACAACTCAAATCAAAAAATTATGATTGATGCTTTTAACAATGAAGAAAAGAGTCAAGTGTTTATATTGTTTAAAGATGACAAAGCCATGGGAGCAACCGCAGTACATACATTTCCAGAGATGGGAGAAAACAGTTATCGTATACTAACAAGAACCTGTGCAGTTGGCGGTATGTTACACAATGCAGGATCAATGGGAAGAATGAAACGTTGTGAAGATCTTAGTTCACGTTTTTACGTTCCTAAGATGATTGAATGGTGTGGTATGGATAGCAATATGTATTGTACTACAAACGATTCAGAGGGCGGGTCACAAAGAGCAGTACATAGAGTATGGTTGCCTATAATGACCAAGCAAGGATTGTTTACAAAGATTAAAGAAATAGATTATAGAGGTGTAAAACAAACGGTATGGAAACTTAATCCAAAAGAGTTTCTAGCACATTTAGATAAACACCCGTGGGAAGATCATGTTTTATTATAAGCACATTGACATAGATGATAGGGTCTCACAAGAGATCAAAGAGTGGGGATTAGAAAACATACAGACCTCTGATGATCCTGTTGTTAAACTAGACGTGGATAAGTTTAAAACAGATTGTCCTTTGTTCCTAGAATGGTGTAAATGGAACGATTGTGAAGTGGGTTGGTTAGTAGGTATCAAGGTTCATAAACATAATGAACAACCTGCTACTAAATTGCCACATACTGATTACAGACCCGTTGATCAAAATTACGGACTAAACTTTCCTGTACAGAACTGTGAAGATACACATACAGAAATGTATAAGCATCTAACAGGTAAAGAAATTATCATTGAAGATGAAACTGTAGCAGGTGGGGGTAAAAGCTATAAAGTTTTTAGTCCTGATAGTACGTTTGAAGAAGTAGCTAGGTTCACTTTAAACAAACCTGTATTGTTTGATATTAATCAACCACACAAAGTTATAAACAATACTGATAAGACACGGCTAGCCTTAAGCATTCGCTTTATAAAAAATCCTTATAATTTAGTGTAAGTCGACCCAAGCAACGCCTGTGCGTCCTTGGAATTTACTTGCAGTAGTATTGTAGATTACCATACCTTGAGCAACACTACCTAAAGCGTCTCTTTGTACAGTTGTCATACTTGCAAATTTTACTGTTCCTGAAAATTCAGCAGTACCTTCTACGTCTAAGTTTGACGCAGGATTCTGTTTGTTTACACCAAGTCTACCTTGTGCATCAAATATCATAACACTTGAAACAACTGATGTACCTGTTCCTTTGTTATTAACAAATTCAATTTGACCTTTTGCAGTATCATTTGTTACTGTTTCATCTGGATCAAGTCTAAATGCAATCTGTGATGAAATAATACTTGTTCCACCATTGTGTACTGGGTCATATGTTTGTGAGTTAATTTGACCTAGGTAATCACCTGCACTCATTTGTACTTCATTGCCTGATCCTATGAAGCCACCTGCATAACCTCTAAATCCAATTCCTCCTGGATCTAGTGATTCACTTCCTCCAATTGAGTGAAACTTCTGTGAACTAAAGTTTCCACCTGGTCCGTGATATAAATGTAATTCTGTGTTAATGTTTTCTGTTGTGTCACTAATTTGAAAAATACTCTGTGTAGCTTTTAGCACTCCACCAACAATAGCAATCTCGCCGTTAGCTAAATTTACAGTACTGTTGACAGCATCAACTAGTACAGTTGAATCATCTCCAACAATAGTACCTTTGAAGTTACCAACAATGCTTTCAGCAGTTATACTTGGAGCACTAATGGCCCCTGTTGCCGTAATAGAACCTGCGTTAACAGCCTTTGAAGTTGCATTAAAGAAACTTGAGTTATCAGTTGCTTTGACATCACCTTTAAAAGTTCCTGTAGCATTAATGGCTCCAGTTGCTTTATTTAAAATTACTGTACTATCGTCACCAATGATGTTAGCATTAACGGATCCAGCATTAATATCATCAGTTACTGCTAAAGTACCAAAGTGTCCTTGTCCCCATCTTAATACACTAGAACCTACGTTTCTAGCACTATCAACATCTGGTAATAAGTGTGACTCGATCTTAGCAGTTAAATTTAAGGTATCTGTATTAGCATCACCAACAGTTAAATTACCACCCAACGTTAAGTTACCATCAGCAGTAATATTGCCGGTAAGTGTCATGTTACCGTCTACGTTAATGTTACCTGTTCCGTTTAAGTTGTAGTTGTTTAATGAAAGATTTGAACCTAGCTCAGTACCAGCAGTATCAACTGGATTACCTCCAGCAGTAGAGCCATCACCTACGAACAACTTCTTGGTGTCTGTTGTATAAACTAATTCACCATCAGCTGGCGTGATTAGCTGTCTTTGTGAGTCTGTACCTCGTCTAAGTTTTAATGCCATTTCAAATAACTCCTGGATCTGTTATATGTATTTATACCTTTTTGCATATATTACTTACGATGCTTAATGAACTTTCTGGTACGTTTTTGTACATCTTTTTTAAGCCTATCTGTATCTAGCTTAAAATCAACGTGCTTAATACTGCTATCATAAGTATTAAACAGGTCTTTTAGCGTCTTTTCTAGTTGTTTAACAGGGTTCTTAGTTAAGTCTACTGTTACTTCCCAGCTCTTGCCGTTATTAAAACGAACTCTTAATGAGTCTAAGTACTCTAACGGAATGGCATGAACGTCTACGTCTCCGAATACGTCGGGCCATTTGGAAACAACCTCTACAGGAAGCCTTTTACTCTTGGGCTTACTAACCCTTGGCACTGGATTTGGCCTTCTTACTTGGGCTTAAATCCTCAGCTTCTTTACGTAGTCTTTCTGCTTCTTTGAACATCCTATCAGCATCAGCTCTCATATTTTTAGCTAAATCTTCATCTGATAAAGGTTTTTCATTTGCCGCATTTACAGTAGCCGCCGCTTCTCCGCTTGGTACTGTAGTGCTTGGTGCAGACATAGATCCTACTTCTTCCACTGATGTTCCACCAACAGCCAAGTCAGCAACCGATACGCCTTTTTGTTCTGCAATTACCTTGTTTAATTCATCAAGTGAAATTGTAGTTGACATATCAGGTGTCATCTCGACATCGCTAGTTTTCACCTTAGTTAACTTGCCGTTAACATGAAAGTTTGGCAACATAACACTACCATCGTTTAGTTGTGTTCGTTGCATAGCATCTGCTAATTCGTCAGCAGTTTGTCCTGTGTTAGACTCTAACATATTGATTAGAGTATCGTGGTCTCCATCACTCAGGTTCTCAGTTTGTACTACTAAAGCACTATCTGGATCGTCTGGTAATGTTCTAAAGACAACGGCAACTTTACGTCCCGTTTCTTTGAATCTTCCTATGTGTTTTAAGGCCATTATTTTACCTCTCCTGTAGTTGGATCAATTGGCTCACTTGCAGGAGCAGTTGCTGGTGCAGTTGCTGATGCTTGAGCTGGATCTTTTGCTACTTGTTGATTTTGAATTGAAGCTAAAAATGATTCTAGTTTAGAATACGTCTTTCCAACAGCCTCAAGTTCGTTGGCTTTAAATGCCCCACGACTTTGTGCTACTTCAATGATTGTTTTTAATACTCCCAAGTCTTGAACTGTAAGTTCTTGAACTGGAGCACCAGCTGGAGCACCCGTCGGTGCTGTCGCCATACTTGGTTCCGGAGTTGCCGGAGCCGTTGCAGTTTTATTTTCTTCTGACATTTATGTCTCTCCTATTAATAGTAGTATAATTATATACCTACTTAATATTTATTAATACTTCAGATGTGGACACGCCAACATGAAATAAGATAGTTCTTTTGGATCTTCAAATCCAACCGTTAAATGATTTTGGTATTGGTTCTGTGTGTCCAAAACCATTTCTTTACCTATGTTAAATCTGCCTTTTAAATTGGTTAGAATCCATTTACGTAAAGCATCTTCTAGATTATACTGTTGCTTTAGATTCATAACTTCGAAATGAGGGCCGGCAAATTTAGTCTCCCTCATATCAAAAAAGTTTAGTGCATTTGGCTTCAATTATTTTTGCTCCTCATAATGAGTTGTAATACCAAAAGGCGCCTGCAAGTTTTTATCATGATGTGAATGAATTACAAATATTGTGTCACAATAGTTTTCATCACCCCAGTTATCCCAAGGATAACCATCTGTAAACATAATAAATCTTTTAGGTTGTATGTCCTGTTCTTTCATGTACTCCCAATTACACATGAAGTCAGTACCACCGCCACCGAAGATTTCATAGTTCATTAAGTCTTGACCATTGTCAGGACTAAAGTCTTGCTCGTTGTAAACCTTAGTATCAAAGCACCATAGTTTAATGTTATAGTCTTGATACTCGTCCATAATACCTTTTACTTCACCTAAGAAGTCCTGTGCCTGTTCGTTCATAATAGAACCTGACATATCAATTGCAATAGCAATATCAATTGTTTCATCATAGTTCATACCAGGAAGAACTACACCACTATGCCAAGCCTTACGTGAAGGTCTTTGGAATGTGTAATCATTCTTAATAGTACTTTGTATTTGTTGTCTAAGTAATTCTCTCCAAGTAATCTTAGGCTCTGTAAGTTCCTTGATCATTCTTTCAACTTCTTTAGGAACTTTACCAGCACCAGCCGCCTGTGCAGATGCCATCATATTCTCTTTGATCTCGTCACGTATCTTACGTAATTCATCTTTAGAGTAACTAGGCTTGTCACCAGCTTTTTTACCCTTACCTTTTTTGCTAGGAGCATTATCATCTTGGGTATCTTTATCCCAATCAATATGCTCGTCAAGTAATTGACCTAATTGTTTTAATTCTTCTTCATCATATTTGTTATAAATCTCATCATAGATTTCTTCTGATGTTTTACCATCATATTTAAAGTCTTGGAAAATTGGAATGTCTTTAGGCTTTTCACCAATGTTATCTCTAACAAGTGTATTGTTAACAATGTAGTCAGCCGCGATATTATGTACCTGCGGATCTCTATCTTCTCTACGTGTCATATGATCATATACACAATGTAATATCTCGTGTGCAATAACAAACTCAACTTCTTTGTTAGTCATCTTAGCAAAGAAAGGAACACTATAAAACAAGTGTCTACCATCAGTGGCCGCAGTAGGACACCAATCACTTGCTTCTTTAATGATAAGTCTTGTAGCCATGTTACCAAAGAATGGATGTCTAAGTAGTAAGCCTACTCTTGCTACAATAATTTTATCTAAAACTTCTGCTTTAAGTTCGTCAGTAATCTCAGGAAGTTGATCAGCTTTTTCCTTGATCTCTTCCCATCTGTCTAAAACTTCTTGCCCTTGATCTGTTGCTATATTAGTCATGTGTGCCATCTTTCCTAATTGTTATATGTATATTATAGTATATTTAAATGGATTTGTCAACCAAAAAGATGGGGAGAACCAAAAAAGATTCTCCCCTAAAACTACCAAATTAGGCAGTTTCTCCTTGAGCGGCCTTAATGTACTTGCCGTATCTTTCATGGAACTCATCAAAGCACTCAACTTCATCTGGATCGATTGGAAGTTGATATTGAGTAAGAGCAAGTTTAATACCCATGACAACCAATTCGGTATCAAAGTTATCCATCGCAAAACGTAAAAAGTTATTGACTTTATCGTCAAACTTCTTATCGCTCTTATCAATCGCTTCTTTCAACTCGTAACAAAGAGAGACAGTCAAGGAATACATGGCACTGATTTCTTTAGTCTCCATTGTTTTTACCTTACCAACAAGTATATCACTTGGGTTAGGTAAGTGAGCTGACACTTTTCTGTGTGCCATAAATTTAACGGCTAGTCCTTCGCCGACTGAACCACTTACAAGATCTGTAGTGGTTGCTTCATCGTCATCGTCTTCCAATAAATCGGAAACAAATGACCACGAACGAGGTGTTGCAAATGAACGACTTGGACTCTTAGGATCAAAGTCATATAAGTCTTTCTTTGCAAATGTCAAGTAACCTACAACATCTTTATGGATGTCGTTAGCAACTGCCCAAGCAAACCAGTCATCAAAGTCCACTTTAATTTCTAAGTGAACAAACCTGTTTGACAATGGAGCAGGCATTCTGTAAGTTACACCCTTATCTGCTTCTCTGTTACCAGCGGCAACAATCATAACATTATCGGGTAATTTATAAGTACCAACACGTCTGTTAAGAATTAGTTGGTATGCCGCGGCTTGTACACTAGGTGCCGCAGAATTCATTTCGTCTAAGAACAAAACAATGGTCTTATATTTCTTAGCCATCTTTGCGTCTGGCAATTCAATAGGCGGTGCCCATTTCATTGTATTATCATTAGCTGAATAATATGGCATACCTTTAATATCTGTAGGTTCCCATAAACTCAATCTAATATCAATTAAGTGTGAATTATCAAATGTATCTGTAATCTGTGATACAATGTCCGACTTACCAATACCTGGAGGTCCCCAAATAAAAATAGGTCTTTGTTTCTTGAATGCCCTAACAATGCTTTTCTTTGCACCATTTGGACTAACTTGTCTTATTGCGATGTTTTCCATAATGTACTCCTTATATGTTTATTTCAGTGCCATACTTAATTTCTAAGTATGTATATATAATAACACCATTGAGCCAAAAGGTCAACCAGAAAATGCACTTTTTTTAAGAAAAATTATGTAGTAAAATCAAGGGTTTGTTACTTCATCTGTCCGTTTTAGAGCTTTATTTAGGCCGTACTTGCGAACATCACCACTGAAAAGATGCAGTTCGAGTGCCTTCTTTTCCTCCGTAACAGTGATTCCTTTATTGGTAACGTAATATGGACAGTCAATAAACTTGTCCAAAAATAAAATAACTTGAGTTGTTATTTTGAATTCGGGCGGAAAAGGAACTTCATAAGTTGCTAGTTCTATCTTTTCCATTAAGAATAACATACCTTCTTCTGTTAATCTAAGACCACCAACTTCTCTTGTATTCTGCCACCATAATGGCATATACTCTTTCAATGAGCTTTCGCTTATTGCTATGTTGGCCTGCTTCAAGAACACCTTTGTATAGGTTTCTTTCCAGTTCATTCTAAACTTCTTTTACTGTTTCGCCAGCAGTAAGTTTGACTACTGAAAAGTCTTCGCAGTTGAATAGGTCGTTTAATTTTTTAGCTAGATTGTGTGCATGACCTGGATTTGAAAAAGATACTTTCTTGTATTTAGGTCCAGGATAGTTTGTTAACACATTTGAACTTTTTAAATTAAAAGGTTTGTCCTTGAAGAATACTGCCCAAATGGCTTCCGCATCTAAGACTTGCTCAGATTTATAAGTTTTTTTGTTAACGTGCTCTAGCACTACTGTTGGTTTAGGTCTGCTCATCTTTTCCTCTATACATATATTTATCTCTTTTCAAGAGTAATATACGTATATTACTAGGTTATGAGCTTATAGGATTACCAGGATTGACCGCCATCTGCGGTAACGTTAATTACTTCTTCTGTCTTGTTTTGTTGGTCTACTAGCTTCTCTAGATCGCCGTGTAGTCTAGACATTACTTCGCCTAGTGTAAATGCAAGTATCTTAGACTCTTGTAGTGTAAGTCTAATCTCTGGAGTCTTTTGCATATCTGCTACTTTCACCTTATCAATGAACTGTTGTAGCGGAATAGGATTTAAAGGTTTAACTTCTGACATTATTTGACACTCCTTTTTAGATCATCTCTATTATTTACAAATACTCTAACAAGTCTTGAAACATCTACTTCTTCAGTTTTAAGTGTCTTAGGGTTAGTAAAGATTACTTTGCTTTTGTTTACTTCTAATTTGATTCCTATATCTGAAGCAACAACAATGGCGTCATCTGTGTTCTTACGCCAATCGTGTGAACTATAATTAGCCTCTGTTGACATTACTTAACTCCTGACGCATTTCTAATTCAGTCTTAAATGGTCCTTTATACTGATACTTCTCTAGTGTAACTAGCTTAGGACAAAAACTTTTTACCCAACCTTTTTCAAAGTGTATACAAAAATAACCTGCACAATATAAACTCTTAGACTTTTTACTTTTAGTAAACAGACCAAATTTACGTTTAATATCGTACATAGTATTATATGGAGTAGTTGATGTAGGTAAGTTATAGATCTCTTTGCTTGGTGATACCTTATCTGAGATACTACCTTTTGTCCATAGTATATTACCTAATGTGTTTTCTACTGCATTTTTATTATCATAGAAATAAGAACCAGTATCGCAACTATACATATATCTATTATCGTTGTCTTTGGATAGAGTACCAACTTTAGTTTTACTATCAGTGTCCTCGATGATCCAAAATTTATTTTTTAATATTTCATTTGCTTTTAAATGTGTCATAGTACAGGATACCTCGCTTGTAATGGCTCGGCGTAAGCCTGAGCATTATCAGTTATTCTTTGCATATCATACAATGCACAGAACTTCATAAGACGCAAACCTACTTGTTTAATGTTCTTAGGTTGTGCATTCTCTTGAATAGTTGTTGTAATTTTCTCTTTAATGTTCTCAGGTTGTGCAGTAAGATCACATAGTATTACATTACGATTATAATCATCTAATACTCTATGTTCTACACCTTCATGATCAACCCAACGTTGTAACATTAAGTTATTCCAAGCATAGCCTTTATTGCTTTTATCTGCAAATGCTTCTTGTAAGCCTACCTTGTTCTTAGTGCCTTTTACTCTTACACCAGGATAAGCACTAAACACGTTGTCACTAGTGTCGCCTCGCATACACTTTTCAAACAGTAACCACTCAGGGTTAGGTGCAAGTTTTTCTGCTTTAGTTTTCTTATCTATAATCTTCTTACCCTTGTCATCAAAGTAACCTTCGTGTGTAATAGTTGTATTGCTAACACCGTTATACTGTGTAACCTTAGGGCTAATAAGTTGTGCAAAGTCTCCGTCTGTGCTGATAATAACGTGTTCGTCATCTGGGTGTGCTTGTACCCAACCTGCAATAAGATCATCTGCTTCTAGTTCATTGTGTTGCAGTACAGTACAGTTAGTCTTTTCTGTAACAAAGTTTTTAAAGTTATCAAATGTTTCCCAGAACACTTTTTCTTCTTCTGCCTGTGCTTCTGTTAGTGCATCTCTACTTTCTTTTCTGTTACGTTTGTAAGGCTCATAAAAATCCTTACGCCAGCTTCTGCCTTCTAAACAGAACACAACATGACTGCCATCAAAGTCTTGCCATGCCTTTTTAATACTATTGAACGTAATATGAAATGCCATACCTACCTTTATGTCCAATTCGCCTCGTACTACATGGCGAGCTCTAAAGAAAGTATTCGCAGTATCTATAAGAACATATTTCATTTTATTACCTATTTAATTTTCTATTATGTTTAAATTATAGCACAAAATTAACACGTTGTCAAGAAACTTCTGTCTTGCCATCTTTACGTTTATTGATCTTTATATGACCAGCATCTCTCTTAGGATCCAAACCTTGTTCTTCCAAAATGTTTCTTGCAATAGTCTTAAACCATGCATCAACAATCTGCTCGTTTGTTTCTCCAGAGTATCCTGCGTCTAGTAGTTGTTCAATAAATTCGTTATTCCAATCCAATTCAAAGAATCCGTTTTTGATATCCTTTGGATTAACATGGGTATTCAAAACTGCAACCCAAGGCTTTTTATCCTTTGTTGCTTGTTTCTTTTCTTCCTGTAAAATACGTAGTCTTTTCTCTTCAGACGTTTCTTCTACTGGACCTTTCTTAACGAACTTATCTTTGACCTTGTTTATAAAGTCTTTCATAAGTTTTCTCCTTCTATTCTCCAATCATTACCAAAACTAAGAATACAATGTGATTGATAACTTGGATGAAACTCTAGTATTGTATACGAATTTGTTTTTGGATTGACCCAAACTGACATTGGTATAAATGCAGTAGTATCTGATAGTCCTTCACCACCATATACCTTTGTTGCCTGTGTTCCTTGAAAACGAAGTATCTCTCCTCTATTGAGCAACCCCTGTTTCACTGTTTCCCAATCCGCACACATAACAGGCTTCTGATTCCATTCAGCCGCCTTTGTGTCTGTGTAAACTGCCACCGCAGTAAACAAAACTAATATAGCTATTAACATTTTCATAATAACACCTCCTAAGTGCCTATCGCATTACCAAACAAGTATACGTGTACTCTTGCCGCCACGTTATAACCTCTTTGAAATGCCAGTTTAGCAACGTCACCTGCTGTCGCAGTTTGCTCTTCTTCTCTAGCCCCAACGGGCATGATCCATACAGGCCAATTACAACCTGCTGATCTAAATTTCTCTATAGCTTCGTCCATCTCGTCCCATTGTCTTTGTTCACTACCTACAACAAACTTTAATTGTCCTTTGTTAGAAACTTGATAATATTCTCCAACTACTTCTGGAATAATAGCTTTCTTAGTTTGTTCACCTGATACTGTAAACAGTTTAGGACTACAACTAAAGAATACTTCTTGATCAATTCCTGTAGCCCATTCTTTAAAAGGCTCTCTTAACTTTTGTGTACCGTTAGTTTCAAAAGTCATTGACTCTGGTAAATTACCTTGTTTTAATAATTCTTCATATATACCAACACTTGCCTGTTGTCCAGTAATCATTAAAGGCTCACCACCTGTAAAGCATAAGTGTTGTCTTTGCTTACTCATAGGATGTAAGAACTTGCCTTCTGGGTTCGACTCTGTCTTTAGTATATCAACAATCTTGTTTGCTAAAGAATCAGGAGTTTCTTGACCCATCAAGTGTTTATACTTCTTAGCCCAAGTATAACTAGAATCACAACCTTTTTCCCAAACAGGTAAGTCTTCAACTCTTTTTACTTGGCTTACATCATAATCTAAAAACGGAAGATCATATGTGTCAGGATTTGTAGGATCTACTTGTCCAAACCCACTACATTGTAAGTTACACAAGAAGAAACGTATCCAAGCAGTAGGCACACCTGTATAGTGTCCTTCACCCTGTATCGAATGAAATATTTCACTGTAATAATATTTCTTCTCTGCCATTTCTATTCACTTATTTTAACTAATGGTTCATGGTAGTAACTATCGTTATAGTCACCGTCTGTTCCTCTAAAAGTTCTAATAGTAGATTCTTTTATAAGCATACCATCTTTCTTACGATACGTAATGAATTCTTGTTTGATCACGCCGTCAGTATCTCTATCGATATGTTGTTTCATTGGACCTTCCTTCATTAAACTATCTCCTCTATTATTCCTAAGACCTCTGCAATAAACAAGATGGCTCCTGCGGCCATAAAAGGCCAGCCCCATGCTTCTAACATATATCCGCCGTAGACTAAACAGCCACAGGCTACCATTCGGAATATACTTTTAACAAGGCTTACACTAAAGTGATTATCACCTGGGTCTTTGTTTGCTATACTAATTTTACTCATGTTCTCCTCCTGGATCTCCTTTAGGTAAATCTACTTTATAAGGAAGACCATTTTTATCTCTCATAATAACATGACCTCTGCCTCTGCCATATGAGTGATAACCTTTAACAAAGTTAAAGGCGTTTGGATTACTTTCAACAACTTTAAATGTTGCAACAGTAATAACAACTCCTGCAACGAAAAGCATATGAGCAATAGCACTAATGCCAAATGCCCAAACACTATCAACAATTAAAATTGCAAAAATACTTGACCACATAAATGCTAGTATCTGCATCATCATGTGACGTACTTGCAAGTCTGGGATATGTCTTAATGGATTAACTTTATGATCCATAATACCATTCCAACCTGATACAATCCATTCTCTAATCACGTGCAAACTCCTGTTGTAATTTGATGTTATCCATAAACTCTTTTTTAGTACCCATGTCTTTTTCAAATGCACCACGTAAGACTGTAGTTTGTGTTAAACTACTTCTTGCCATAATACCTCTGTTCTCACAACAACCATGTGTTGCTTGAATGTAAACACCTACGTTAGGACTGTTAGTTGCCTTACCAATCTCATTAGCAATAACATTATTAAGTTCTTCTTGTAGTGTACCTCTTCTTGCACACCATTGAGCAATACGTGTATACTTAGAAAGTCCAATAAGTGTTTCCGCGGCAATAATACCAATGTATGCAACACCACTCACTGGTTGGTGATGATGTGAACACATACTTTTAATTTCGCTTCTTACAACAAGCATACCCTTATAACCATCTTCTACATGGTTCGGAAATGCAGTTGCATTAGGCATTGGGTTATAACGTCCTTGCATAAGTTCATTGATATACATCTTTGCAAGACGTCTACCAGTGTCCATACTGTTAGGATCATTAAAACGATCTATAACCAAGCTGTCTAACACTTCTTCAAACTTTGGTGTAAGTTCTTCGATTAGTGCATCTTTGTCGCCCGGTTGTAGATGCTGTGATATGTTGTCACCAGCCCAGAATCTATCTCCTGAGTCTTGTAACCTCTGTATTATTTCTTCACTTTTCTTCAATTCTCTTCTCCGATGTTAAGGCAGTGGATTGCCTGTACTTGTTTATAGTATACACTTATTTAGGTTTTTTGTCAAGTTTATTCTGAAAAGTATCTGTTCAATACTTCCAATTCATCCATGTACTGAGCAATAACGGCTAATTCTTTTTCGATTGCTTCTAATACGTCCGGATGCTCGCCAATCCCTACACTATTATTTAGGTACACTTCAACATTCATTTTATGTTTGTCGATGTGTCCTTGTGCATGGCTCTTGAGTGCTTCTATCATTTTAGCTCTGTTGGACATTTGATTTCCTTTCAAATTGTTGTGGCAGATATTCTAAGGCAATAATCTTATGGATGTCTTCTCCGAAGTGTTCTCCATCGATTGTTTCTTTAGTAATATCCACGTTCTTTTCACGTAGAAACCATTCTTCTACATGATTGGTTGCGACCTGGATGTAGTCAAAGTTATAAAAAGAATTTCTTAACTTTGGAATAAGCATTTCATCTGGTATCCAAGTCCATTTGTTTAGACTGAATAATTTAAGTTCAGCCCCATTGTTTCTGCATAACTCTTGCAGTATATACATCTCCTTAAACCACTCACGTTGTGCTTTAAGTGACATAATTTCCATCCAAGTCTTTACTTTCATAAACGGCTCTGCTCTTAAGTCAGGTTCGTCAACCATAAACCTTGGATTGAATTTTACGTTAAAATGTAACCTATCAGAATAGTCCTGAGGGTAACATTGGAAAGGAATATCAAATACATCTCTCTTTTCGTTGTGTATTCTTTTTAACCATAAGTCGATATTGCCTTTTTTATGTTCCAGATGATACAGTTCATCTAAAGGAACCATGTTCTCATAATCCGGTGGATCCATCATGCTTAATCTAAAACGATTCCAGTATGTGTTCTGTACGACAACTTCTTTTATGTCATCGTATGTCTTAAACAAATGACTTAACCATTCGCTATATTCCCACCAGCCATTACTACTGTTAGCAAATATAACTCCGTCAGCATCTTTGTTATTGATGTAGAATTCTGCCCAGTTGTTGTCATTCCACTTGCCACTGAAAGGCCAAGTGTTAATATCCAACACTTTATCCTCAGGCATATCCTTAACATGATATCCGCAAGTATGACTACAACCTAGAGCCGCAATTCTCATTTATTTAAGATCCTCTCTTGTGCTTCAATAATTTCTTCTGTTGTAAATTTACCTTCACGTATATTTAGATCCTTATCTATATATTTTTGCTTATGTGGCAACACTCCTCGCACACCTCCTTTAGGATCTGCCATATCACCTTCACGCCTAGGAATCAAATGTACGTGTGGCCACATTACACTTTGTCCTGCTTCTTTGCCTACGTTCTGTCCTATGTTAAAAGCATCACAGTATCCACGTTCAACCCAATCATAGCCCCATTTGTAAGCGGCCTTAAAACATTCTGTCAAATGATCCCAGTCTTCTACTTTAGGTACAAAAAGAATATGTCCTTCTGTAACCGGATACTTGTCCTTAAACACAGTAAATTGTCTAGTGTCTACTAACACGTCTTTCCAAGGTATTTGACTAAACTCCATAAAACTCTTCCTTAATGTATCTTTTTAATTCATGATCACCTACGTTCTCAGGTACACGTTTGTTATAGAATAACTCGTAACTATCTGATCCGTATTTGCCGATGCCATATAACTTTGTAGCATCTACCTTATCCCAAGTTAGAAAGTCTTTTGTCATCTTTCTAATTGCGTTCTCACGTCTATTATAAAATCCTAAACTTTTTATTACGTTAATAACAGTTGCTTTTCTGCTTCTAAGAAACTTCTCTGGCGTTGGCCATCTATCAAAAAACTCTGGTAGTACTCTTTTAACTTGTATTCTACCTGTTTGATTTAAACATATAACACCTACAAAGTGTTGCCATAAGTTTTCTACCTGTTGTTGAACCATTAAGTCTTCACGCATCTATGTCAATCCATTCAGTAACTTTGATCATATCGTGTAGTTTCCTTTTAGCTTCTGTTATATTCTTTGCAGGTACCCAGGCTTGTCCTATACCTTCGTGTTCATTCAAACGTCTTATTTCCAATGCTATATCGCTATCTGCTTTTTTGTGCATACTGATAACCGCTGGCACTTTAAAGTTTAATACGTGTACCCTATCTTTTATATCAGGAAATTTAACTATATTATCGGTCATATCTTGGGTTTAATTTTAATTAATTTTTTTGGTCTTAATTTCAAAGCTCTAGTCATTAAGTTTATTATACCACCTTTTTTGAATTGTGTCAAGAATCTTTTTCTATCTAATTCCTTAATAATGTCATCTGTAAGAATACATTCTTTTAATTGGACAAATGAATTTAATTTTGGTGTTGTAAACTTAACGTAGCATAATGGATCTCCACGTTTAATAACCAATTTCTTTTTGGTATCGTTAAACACAAATCCCCAACTAATACTTCTTATCCAACTATGTATGTTATAACTACCGCCAATAACTTCACCTGGAAATTTATCCATGTGCATAAAAGGTGGCAGTATTTCCATTAAGCATGGATCATCTGCTATAAACAAATAGTTTAAATTAAATTGAAACATAGGCTTTTTAACATCATACATTTCATTAGGCTGATGTAGTGTAACTAAATTTTGTAATTGTTGTGTATCTACTTCGTCACTTGAAATTTCTACTGCACCATCTTTAGGCGTAGCAGTAAAAGACACAGGCGACTTTAAAAGAAATAGATTATTATAGAAGCCTTGATAAGAAGGACAATCTATTACACCTCTATTATTATAATCTTTGTTTACTATCTTTGGTGTCTTGAATCTTTCAGGCTCTACAACCAGTAGTTCTGGTATACTTCCTGTCCAACACCAACCTATGTTAATCATACTTTCCCACGTTCTCCCAAGGATAAACTAACCAAACGTCTTCCTCAGCTTTGTTAACTTCGTCACAGAAGTAAGAAACAGATCCAAACTTACTAGCTAGGTTTTCTGTAAGTGTAGCAAATTTAACATTGCCACCCCATATCCTAGCCCACTTGTCTGGGTCATTGTGTCTTGACTCCCAATCTTTTTTAATCCAGTTAAATGTAGCACCAGTGTCGTTGATGTCATCTACGATTAAAATTTTCTTACTAGTTGGGCTACCTGATGCAACCTTGCCATCTAGAATACCAAAAGCATCATCGGCCATCCAGTCAACACTATCACCTGCTCTACCTGATTCGTTATCACGTAGACTAATCTTAATAGACTCACAACGTATGCCAGTCATGTTACTAATAATAGTTGCTGGTACATTACCACCTCTGGTAATACCTACAATATAGTCGGGTCTCCAAGAGTCATTGTACATATCGCTTACGATACTTGTACACATATTCTCCACGTCTTTCCAACTATAATATTTTTTCTTAATCATTATTACTCCTAATATTAAAGTTACCACTGATAGAATACCTATCACTGTTTGTTACATTTTTCCCTGTGTAGTGAGAAATCTTTGAATCAAATATTAAGAGCATACCCGGCTTAGGTTGTATCTCTTTTTCGAAACGTGGCATATCATTTACAAATACTGTGAAGTGTAAGTTACCTTGGCCTTCCACGTGTGCTGGGTAATACACAAAAGACCATTTGCTTTTAGTATGACTATGAAAGGCAGTACTACCATTTGGTTCTGTTTTGTGTGTCCAGATTCCTGTTAATTCTAAATCTTCATCTGTGTATTGCTTAACTGCTTTTTCTACTTCACTCATAAAGTGTAAACAACACGGATTGTTTGGAAACTCAAAATCTTCGTAGTGTGTGTCCTCAGGATTATTATCAATCCTTGTAACACGTCTACTAACACAATCTATTATTTGTTTATCGTCTACGTTAGTTAAGTTAGTTTCATATACATTAATGTTTACTATGTTATGTAATTCAGTTGTAATAGGCATAGGTGGAACATATTCTTTATGCCAAGGATAAGTTTCTTGCTTACCCATAACAATACCACCCTCACCTTTGCCGTGCATTTCTTCTAAGAACTTAATAAATTTAAACGTAGGAGTAAATCTATGTGTGTTTCTCATAGGTGTTGCAGTATGTAATACGTTGCTTTTCCAAAGAAGTATTCTACCTGGAATAGGCGGAATAGCAATTATCTCTGGATACTCTGTACCTTCATAGCCTTCTTTTTTATTTTGTAAGTTGGTAATAAACTTTGTTTCACCACCGTCATTTATATCCCAGTTATTGTTTGCATAAAACATAAAAGTCCATGCTTCATCACTTTCATCGTCTACGTGATAGTACGCAGGCTCTCTTGGAGCAAATATATTTGCGTGTGATCTTTTTAGTATGCAACCATTTACTTGTGGTACATACTTTTCACAGAACTCCCAAAGTGCATGAAATGTTTTACTACCTGTATATTCTCCTGTACTCATTCCTGTTGGCGGTAAATCACCGTCATCAACTTCACCATATAAGTATGGCCAGTTTTGTACATCACGAACAAGTTCATTTAGTTCAGGTGGCTCAAATGCATCATCAAAGATGTACATTCTTCCATCTAGCATTTCTGTTACTTTAGGCTGTCTCATCTGTTTTCTTATCTTTCAAATAATCTGTATGAAGTATCCAACGATAACCTAAGTCCTTAACGTGTCGCATAAAGCCCCATTCTTTGGATTTCTTACCCATATAGAATAAACTCCAACACGGTATCTCGTTACCATCTTTGTCCTTCTCAAGTTCTAGCCAATGCAAATCATCAGCTTTTCTAAATCTTACAGTACCTGGTCCCCACCATTTTTTTGTACTACCTACTACATGACCTTCCATGGCTCTTAACGGCGTGTGTTCCCAATACCCACCTTTTAGGATCATTGTACCCCAACTCCAGGGATGGTCATGTAGTACTGCCTCATCACTTACTAGTATTTTATGTAAAGTGATGTTGAACGGGAAGCTCTTACGATCCTTAAGGAATATATACCATCTAATTAGATATGGTACTGTTCCTGTTCGATCATATATTGTTCTTTTTCTATCCTTAAAAAAGTTCATCATTTTGTTTACCACTGTAGTAATCGTCTTTACATAAATTGTAAAGCTCTATAAATCTATGATACTGCAAAGCCAATGCAGGATATTCTTTGATCATTTCTTCAATAGTGTGTTGTGAAGGCCATACTTCAGGTCTGCTTTCTAAGTCATCAAAGTTAATTGAAAACTCGCCACCCGTATCATTCACTCCTGATAACGTATCAACTGTAGAATCGAATGTGTATGTATACTGCGGTGTTGCAATACCTGTGCTACAACCAGAAAAAGTTATATCATCTGCATCAATGCCAACAGTATTAATGCCGCCTACAGTTGAACCTGCCGTATATGTTACTGAAGGAACTACTGATACCGTATCTGATACTGTACTTTTACCGATGTTAATAGTATATTTTTTATCATCACTAGTCTTTGTCATTGCTTATTGCTCCATAAAGTTCAGTACCTGCAAAAAAGTCGTTTTGTAATTTTTTAACTTGTTTTTGTAAAGCTGGAAGATAAGTTTCATAATTTATCATGTAGTCATTTATTCTTTTAACAAGTTGTTCTCTATTTGCTTCGTATTCTTTAAAATCTGTAGTCCATCGACTTGGATACTTAAATTCATCTAGTGCCATTTCACTGTAACTTAATCTATCTGGAACCATTGGTAGTGTGTCTACTATAGCACCTTCATACCAACTAATACCTAATGTTTCTTGTAAGTTAGCACTAAACACTAGCTTTGCTCTACCTAACAAGTTATGATATTCCATCTTAGAAAGTTCTTGTTCTTGACATATAATAAGCTCACAGTCTGGTAAGTGTGTTCTTAAATCTCTAAATATTTCAGGTTGTTTCTCAGGAGCAATCCTATGCGGAAACAGTATAATATTTTCCTTAGGCATACCTCTGTAACTATCTAAACTGTTACGTAAGTATTCCATAGGCCAACCTACACGTTGTACCTTACCATTGTTTAATTGTTTAGCTACTCCCCAAAATGCTTCTACAAACATATCTATATGAAAGTCACTTGCAAAGAAGTTGTTATCATAACATTCAAACATAGAACGTTCTGCATTTCTAACCCAAGGTTTGTCACCTATAAGTCTACCTAAAAAGTCTTGTGGATCATAACTACCTGCGTGCCACAAACCACCAATGCGAATGTCAACACCCAATAGTTCTGCCATATACCGTAGTTGAATAACTGTAGGATTCCAGGCATCGGTATAGAGAAAATAATCGCCGTCCTTAACTTGTCCTGCACAGAACATTTCCCCTATAATTTCTAACTGCTTACTCTTGTAGACATTTGTTCCGCCAAAGTTTAAGAAAGCACCAGGTGTTGTTGCCTGTGGAGTGTCACCTCCGTTAATTACTTGAACTTCTTTGTTGGTAGCACGTTTTAATTGCTTTGGAAGATATTCCTTCCACTGCTTTGTGTAACGTGTATCAACTGCTTCAATATCTACAATATATATCAATTATATCTCCTTTTCTTAAAACGTGCTTGTTTCTTCTCACGTCTTTCTTTACGAGCTTTTACAGGATCTAAAAAAGCCTGATAAGCTCTAGCCTTTTCACTATACAGATCTTTTTCATTAAATCTGTAACCTTCGAAACGACAAAAGTCACGAAACTTGTCTAAGTCGTCAAAGATTTTTACGACTTCGGGGTTCTTAGCAAAATATGACACGTCAATATCTCCTCTAGTATTTTGCGTATACGATGTGAGCACCATTCTCTCCATCTTCACTTACGTCAATGTGAACTTCTCTTCCTGGATACTTTTCATTAATCTTAGCCCATAAATCATCACTGATCATTTCGCAAGATTTATAATCAAGTTCTAAAGTCTTTTCGCTATACATTTTTTCCAACCAACGTTTGAACTGAATAAATTCAATATCTCTATCATCGTGGAATACTTCAATAGCAACTTTAAAATGAAAAATATGTCTGTGTGGGTAGCCTAAAAATGAAACATCATACTCGTCGCCTGTTGCAAGTTTAGGATCGTCAAGTGCCGCAGGATATTTGTGAATACCTTCTTTTCTAAAAGTAACCCAAATCATTCTCTTTGCATTATCCATAGTCTTTGCTTTGCCTTCCTCTTTGTATTTTTGCCTAATAAACTCGTCTGTAGACAAATGTTTAAGTTCTTTTATTGTAACATCATCCATAGTATTAATCAACCTCTTTTATTGGTTTGTCTTTGGTATATTGTGTCCAATCTGTAAATTTTGAACGATCCATTAAGTCGTGTACTTGATGAACCCATACACCCGGGTTCGAATGGTTAAAGTCAGTGTCGTCAATCTTAATACAAGCATTATAGCTTAATTCAGATATGTTTGGAATCTTAACACTGATCTGCGGAATAAAATTACTGTTCACTGTAGAAAATGGTTGACTAGATTCGTGTAAGTTATCTAATACAAGTTCATGATACTTGACATCATAGTCTAGTGTAACTAACCAATTCTCGTCTAAAAGAACACTAATCATATCATGCCAGTCCTCTATGTTATCTGTATTCTTTGGATCAGGATTAAAACTTTGATTAGCACCTAAGTAAATGTGTGTACAGTCTTGTTCTCTTGCTTTTTGCATCAAGTCAATTGGATTATGTATTCCTACTACAAACAAAGTCCTTTGTCCGTATGCAGGAGTATGTTCTACTTCAACACCAGTAAACAACGTTACGTTATCTTGTTCGCCGTCTGTGTAATCACGTTTCATTTATGTCTCCGTTAAATGCAATACTAATCCTATCTCTTTTGCTTTTGTTTGCATTAGCATTATGTAACAAGTAACTTGGAAAACAAACCAACTTGCCTGCTTGTGGTTGTATTCTAAACCTAGTGCTATTCCATTCATTAGGTTGTTTAATATATCTATACGGAACTGCATAATCATATAGCTGATGTGGTGCAAACAAAGTTAGGTTACCACAATCATTATCTGCTTGTACATAGTAAACAAAACTTAAAACATTTCTATCGTGCATATGAACTTGATTAATATTAGTTTCTGCACCTTGCGGATAGTTAATGTTTATCCATTCAGCTTTTCTTTCTATAGTACAATTAAGATTATAGTATTCTTCTTGCACTTTCTTAGCCATATCATCGACTGCGTGTTTAAGACTGTTAAATCTATCATCATCTAAAAGCCAATCGCTCTGCCAACCACCTTCTTGTTCATTATGTGGATTGTCTTGTTGTATATCATAACAAGCCTGTTTAATAGACTCGTTATCTAAATCAAGATGTTCCTCTAATAATAAAGTTGAAAATAGTGCAGTTGCGTTCATTTTTTAGTATTTTCTATTTTATCTTTGATTGCTAATTTAATTTTTTTAGTTCTTTTTAAAAGCTCTTCTGTTTGCCAAGACCTATCAAACTTACGTTCCTTCGTAAGTGATCCTGTGATCTTGTCATACCATTTGTGTTCT